CCTATCATCATCTGACCTTGAGTAGAGGACATATTAAAGTAACCGCCCTGAGCACCAATACCAGTTTGATAACTAGCACCAGATTCTACTATACCTACTCTTATAGTATTGTTAGTAACTTGGTTTATTACATTTCCTGCTTGATCAGTAGCACTAAAATAATACGCTGCTGAGCCACCAGTTCTAACGCCGTGCATATCAATCTTCCACCCAATTATATCGCTTGGTGTAGTTGTGTATTCAGTAGGACAAGTTATTGTATGAGAACTAAAATTACCGGCAGCAAATTCATCACCAGAATTTCCTATTAATACCATTCCATCATTAGTTCCTCGAGCCATAGGATTTTGTCCAGCAGGTGCTGCATAACTTAACTGTGCATTACCATCTGTTTTTATAATTTGTCCTGAACTACCACTATTAGCTGGCATTGTGTAAGTTTTAGAACTTCCGTCTGCACTTTTAATCTGATTATTACCACTTGTCCATCCTAACGCACCTGATCCATCTGTTTTTACAAGATCACCAGCAGCGGGTGCAGTAGTCGGTAAAGTAAATACTTGACCTCCATTGTATTGAACTTGATTTACTACTAATTTTGACATTTTATACTCCTACGCTGAATTTAAAGTTAAACTGCTACCCATTTCTAATGTAGCGTGTTGTTCAGCATCAATAACCTCTAAATCATTAGGCACTACAACTGTGCCTACTATATTTAATTCACCTAATGTAACACTAGACCCTGACAAAGTTAAGTCTGCTTGAAATGGACAAATTTCATTAGTGTAAGCTGTTTCAGTAATTGTATATGTACCTCCGTCAAAAACATAAACTTGACCATTGCCTGATATTTCTGTTCCATTTTTACCTAACCAAATTGCACCTAATGTAAATCCACCTGTTGTTTCAGGTATAATTTTTTGAACACCTCGTATATTTCCAGATGCAGATGAAATATCTACAGCAGATAAAACTCCCGCTCTTTCAGCTGGCATTGTTACAAAAACTTCTTTTTCTCCGCTTCCAAAATTTACTAAATTATCAGAATTAGATGATTCATAAACAAAGTCTCTTGAAAATGTTGTCCCTGATAAAGTATATGTTCCAATACCTGTTTCCCAAGTATTGTTAGTGGTATCTACTATAGCATATGGTGCTCTTGCTCCATCGCCAAGAGCAGAAAATGCTTGAAAACCAGGAGAGGCACCGCCAAGTGTTACTGTACCTGTGCCCGTGGTTGTCGTAGTCTCTTTAACTCTATCACCTATTTCAAGACTAAAGTGTGGCATTTAAGCAATCCTGATAATAGCATTACTTGAATCGGCAGTAGGGAATTGGATAGTGAAATCTCCAGAACTTGATGATTTATCAGAACCAAAATCAAGAACTGCAACTGCTTTGTTAGATTGTGTTGAGTTATAAATTAAAGCACCTCTAGCTGTAATAGTAGAAGTACTCCAAGTTGTATCAGCAAAATCTGTAAAAGCTGTTGTTCCTGAAGAGGTTGGTGTCACATTTGTTAATGAATTTCCTCCAGCGTTATAAGCTGTGCCTGTTGTTTCATTAGTTGTTGCATACGCAGTAGTCGTAGCACCTAATGTAGCTGAGGAAGTATACAATGCAATTTTAAATGTTGCACCTGTTCCAGCTGATCCACCTCCTGATCCATTATAAAAGTTATGTACACCTTGTAAAAGTTCAGTCTTAAAACTTGTGCACATTGCTTGTGTTATAGCCATATTACATTCTCCTTATAATTTCAGCGAGGTCATCATGTCCCTGTTGGGACAATGTACCACAAATAGTCGTACGCTCAGATAATATAGCTTGTTTAATATAATATCTCAACACTTTGTGGACATTTTCTTTAAATGCTTCTGCCTGGTCTCGTATTGCAGGCGGAGCATCTTGGGAAACTGAGATAATGTGATTAGTTGCTCTATCAGCCCAATGATCACTATCTAGTCCCTTATTATCGGTTGTTACTACATTAACCGTTCCAGTTTTTATACCAATTTCTTCTGTAAACATTAAGTTACCTCTATTCTTAAACTATCAAAACGATATTCATCACGCCTATCTCTACCTTCAAATAGGTTTTTCTGTCTTGATATTTCCTCTGCGAACCTTTTTTCGTATTCTTGCTGTAAGGTAGGTTCTCCCTTCATAAAAATATATGCTTCAACTAATGTTCCATATAAAAGAGCATTTCTTGCATTTTCTGATAAATAAGTACCAGCTGTATTTACTGTTAAACTTGGAGGTCTATACAAATAATTTAATTCCATTGTGTAATCAACATCTGGAGTCGGTGATAATAAAAATGTATTATCTTCATTTTCTGTATTACTACCAGCATCAAATTCTGCGTAATATTTTGGTCTACCCATTAAATTTGTTTGTGTTGGATCATAATCATAGGCTTGAATAAATGATGGATGTTTTTTATCAAGATAATGATAATCACCATTTGCATCAATTGCAGCTAGTGAAAATGATGCAAGATAATCTTCTGGGCCTTTTAAAAACCTATTACCAGATGTAGAAGTACCAGTAGATGTTTTTCTAAATACATTTATTTGCACAAGCTCTAATAATCTTTCTTCAGCATTTTTAATAAAATCATTTATTGTGCCTACAAAAACAGATTCATCGTTTTGCGTGTAATTTTGTATTAATGTTTTTAGTTCATCTAATGTCATGTTATCACCACCGTGACTGTACCAACATTTGATTCGATTTGCGATACAGAAAATGCATAACCTATTGGATCAAGAGTTTTATCTGTAAAAGCATTTACTTTAGTAGTTTTTACTACACCCTCGCCCGCAGGCGTATCTTTATCTGGTCTAGGTTCCCACAAGGCTTCTGGGTCTACTACATTAACTCGTAATTCTAGCTGTGGTTGTTTTGGTTCCCAACAACTAGGACATGTTTTTAGTCCATTCCACTCTTTATGTAGCTGTTTTAAGTAATAGCGTTGTCCGCATCTATCACATTGACCAAGAGCATTTTTTCCCGCAGCATAAGACATTATGTTAGCCTCCTGTAACTACGCATAGAAGGTCGTATCTGATAACTTTCTCTTACTTCATCTTGTTCTGCTGCTCTTTTAAATTCTTCTTCATAAATAACTTTTAAAAATTGTGTTCTATCTGGTGCTCTTTTTATAGATAAATAATAAGCAAGACCACTAGCTAGACATGGATAAAATCTAAACGGAACTTGCATGGTGTTTGGACCATGATCAGCATCGTCAATTCTTTCTAAATAATTATAAACAATTTTGTCGCTATTATTATCTGATGTCGGCCATATTTTTATTTTTGGAGTAATTTGTTTATCTACAAAATATTGACTTGGTGTGCTTTCATCAGTTTTATCTGGAATTTGTAAATATTCTTTGCGACCAATTGATTGTATAATTGTATCTGTGTCTTTACCATTTACAACTTTACGGCTTGCAACACCTAAAACATCAATTGCACCTTCTGGTAAATCATAAGTTGTTTGACCTTTTGTAAGTGTTTGAATTTTTTCTTTTACAGTCCATTGATTAAGACCTCTGTTAGCCCAATCAGCTAACATAAGATTTATACTTCTTTGAGCTGTTTTTAGATCATAACCAGTTCGTAGTTGTAAGCCACATCTTTCAAATGCCTCTTCAACATATTCAGCAACATCTAATTCAAAATCTTTACTATTACTAACTGCCATTTCATTATCCTATTTTAGTAAATTTTCTTTTACCAGGAGCTATTGCACCACATCCTATATTTCCAGACCTTGTGCCTGGTTGTATAGTTTTACCATTATAACTTACTAATCCACCTGTGTTAAATTTTTTTACTCTAGTTGAGTCTTGTATTTGTTTATTCATTTGAGAGCGTGATATAGGCATTATCACACCAATACTAACTTTAATAATAAACCTATTACACTCGAAGATGCTGCTATTAAAATAAATTCTATTCTATAAAGTCTTTTGTCTATTGCATCATATCTTTCACTACAAGCATCAACATGAGATTCAATTTTTTGATCTACTGAAGCTGCTGTAGGTTTAGGCATTATGCTGTTCCGAATAGATTGTTATACACTGAAGGATTATTAGTGCTCAGATAATCTTGATAATCCTGTGAATATTTTTGTCCTTCAAAAGGTGTATCTAAATAACTTTGATAATCTGTTGTATACATATCTCCGCCAAATCCAGGTGAAGAATATTGATTATACAATGTTGAATAAGGGTTGTAAGGCATTGAATACATTGGTCTTTGATTATAGTTTTGACCACCATACATACCGTAGAAAGGTGAACCATACATTGAAGGTGAGTATCCACTACCCATGTTGCCGTAGAAAGAACCAATGCCACCTGCATAAGGATTCATGCCATAACCGTAACCATATCCGCCAAAGAAAGGATTACCATAACCCATACCGCCACCGTAACCATAGCTAGGTTGTCTGTAGATTGAGTTAAGTAAACCCATTAAACCAGACATGTCAGTTGTTTGTGTGGTTTGTGTTGGTTGGTTGTTAGTTATTTGATTTAAAAGATTTGTATATAAATCTTGATAATTAATAGTATCTGTAGGAGTTGGTTCGGGTTCTGTATTGTTAGGACTAAGTTGAGGATAAGCTGTCAATAAATCTCTAGCAGTAGTAAAGGTTTGATAACCTAGTTCAGCTGCTTCAGCTGCATTCATCATTGTAGCTTCACCAGTTATTGGATTATATGCATATACTGTTTCTCTTCCAGAACCTGCACCAAAAGCTGGATTATTAGGATTAAAAGAATAATTTCCTTCATAAGTATATGTGCTTGGATCAAATCCTGCCATAAGAGCATTAAATTCATCTAATCTATCGCCACTTAAGTAATCTCTTACTTGATCAGCTGTTGCACTTCCTTCTCTAAAAAAATTAGCTGTACTTCCTAAACCACCTTCAGTTAAAAAATTAGCAATATCATCCATTGTTGTTATTGTTGCTGGTGGTGGAGGAGGCGGAGGCGGATCATTATTATCTACATAACTTGTAAATACACCATCTGCATCTGTTACTCCTGTAAGAGTTCCGTCAGCTGCAAAGTGATACTTTACACCATCTACTGGATCAGTATTAACTCTAGTTCCATCATCATTAATAGTTACATTAGGGGGTGTTATCGGACTAGGAGGATAAAGTGCGAAATAATCCTCTTCTGATAATAACTCACCTGTATTTGGGTCAGCATACATTGCTTCACCTGTATCATTTAAACCTTTTCTTGTATCGGCACCTTGTAAAAGTAAATCTTCAAATAAATTAGGATCACCAGTATCATCCGCATAACCATCTAAATCTGAATCACTAAATAAATTTGTTTGTGCAAAAGGACTATTTAATACAGCCTCAGCATCTGATCTATCTACAGCAAAATCAGTTGCATTTCCAGATGGAACATAAGCAGCACCAGCTGCATTTGTTAAAACATCTCCAGGTGGAGGGTCTAAATTAACTGGACCAGTTCCAGGAATAGGAGCTCCGTTAACTAAAATGTTACCATTTGCGTCATAAGTAATGTTTGGTAAAAAATTAAGAGGTATATCTACCATTAAAATCCTCCAAAACCACCAAAGCCGTTAAATCCAGCAAATGAATTAACAGTTGGAAGTGGTGTTGCAGTTGTTTGAGGTGCGGCTGTAGTAGCTGCTTTATTATCAAAATAATCTAATCTATTTGTTGGCGGTGTCGGTACATTAAAACCACCCATACCACCCATACCTATATTACCTACATTGTTTGTCGGTGTATTGTAACCACCCACACCTACATCTAAACTAAAACTTGGTGCTACTGGAGTCATGCTTGGTGGTTGTGCAACATTTGTTGCTCCAGTGTAAAATGGATTAGTTTCTGTATCTATTGGTTGACCAATTGGTTCATTTACTGCTACTGGAGGCATTACTGCTACTGGTGGTTCAATATACCCAGCAACAGGTACTTCACCTTGAACAACCTTTGGAGGGTCAGGTATTATAGGGTCTTCATAAAATATAGGAGGTTCTTCTTGAACATCAGGTATTCTAGTATCTGATTGAGCATATTGAAAAGGATCATCTGTTATTGGTTGTTGAATATAAGGATCAACAGGAACTGGATCAGGATAATCAAAATCAAAATTAGGTAAAGAAGGAGGTCCTGGTAAAGGACCGCCTATCATTTCAAGATTAGGATCGATAGGTGGTATTGGTAACATTTCTGGTGGTAAAGGATCGCCATGTGTAGGTGGAAAAATTCTAGGTCCTTCTTGTTGCGTTAATCCCATATCAGGTGGCAGTGGTCTTGAATCAAGTAATCCTGCAATTCCTTGTGCTGCTTCTTGTGCTTTTGTTGGTTGATAAACACCAGCTGGAGCAAAAATATGCTCACCATTATCATCAACACCGCCATAACTTAAATTATTTGCAGCTGCTAGTTGTCTACCTTCGGCTAATCTATTACCCATTGCATTAAACATTATTGAATTAGCGTATGGATTGTTTCTGCCGGATGCAGACATATCGCCAAATGCTTTACCAAAAGGATTTAATGCTTCTTTAAAAATAGCCATTTCTTCTCCTTAGGCTGTGTAAGATATTACGCAATTAGTAATACCAGCACTAGATATTACCCTCATACCTCTTTTTAATTTATAACCTGCATCTGCATAAAAGCTATCACTACCTCCGCTATTCACCTTAAAGGTACTATCAGTAGTCCATGTTCCAGCGGCGTTTTTTGATTGAATATCAACCGTGCCATCTGAAGAATCGGCTTCTAAATATATACCTCTAAAGTAAACAACTTGGTTTGTACCTTTAGCAGCAGTATTAGCATTATTGGTATCACCCGCAACAACTATTGTAGTTGCATTTGTACCTTGCTGATGTCTTAAGTAAGACCCTGCCATTTATACCTCCTAAGATAGGTTGTTATTTTGTATGTAAAGTACTGTTACAGTCGCAGCACCTGTTGCACCATTACCAGTGCCTGCTACAAAATCTGCAAAAATTCTTAAATCAGTTGTACCAACATCAGTAGCTTCAGTATCTAAAGTTCCATGTGTTGTTCCAAGAGCTTTAACATTAGTTGCAGGTAAGAAAGCGTCAGCGTCAGTAGCTGTTCCAAGAGCAACAGTAGCAGTGCCACCATCATTGTTAACAGTTGTTACATTTAATATTACATCTACCACCTGTGAATTAGCAGGAACTACTGCAACAGCTTGATCTAGTGCAGAAGCTCCAATAATGTCGATAACTATTGATTGTGCCATTAAGACAGAACCAACATTAGCAACATCATTGCCAACCGTTGTACCTGTGGTATCTTTGATTGTGCCGGCCTTGATAGGTCCGGAAAAAGTTGTTTGACCCATTGTTTTTCTCCTTAGTCGTTAAAGTCGACCTTAATTGGTCGTCTAGGGATATCTATAAAATACAGAAAAAAAAAGGATAATGCAAATAAAAAAAAGGGGCTAAGCATCCCTAGCCCCTTTAAAGAATTGATACTTAATTAATTAAGCACCTGGTGACCCATAGATTCCACGAGGATCAGACCATCCGAAGCTGTAACGCTCCCTAGCCTTAAATCTCATGTTACCTGTGTTAAACTCACCTTCCATTGCAGTTCTTAAAGGTGCACGGGTAAAGTGTTTTAGCCCGTTTGGTGCATCTGTAAGAATGAAGAATGCGTCAGGGTCTGTTAAGAAATGATTAACAGTGTACCCTTCTGGAATCGCACCCGATGATCTAAGTGCATTAATATCGTTATCAGCAGTTCCAACTCGGCCTTCAGATTTCATTAATCTTTCAGCTACGAATTGAAGTTCCGCAGGGATAACAAGTTTTCTGCCACGAAGTGCTACGATTAAGCCTCTTTCATCAGTAAATTGACTGATTGTAATGAGACCGTTCTCTAAAGCAGTTTCGTTTAGATCGGTTGCTGTGGTTGGTTCGTTAGAAAAGGTCCCCCCAACAGAAAGCGGATGGTCTGTTGCAAGTAATTCCTTGCCGTCACCACCAGTAAAATTATTGTTGAATCCATTATTTAAAATGGAAGCACCTTTTACTTGCTTACTATGTGCCATTGATCGTGCTAATGCACGAGTATAGCGATTTGACAGACGGTCGTAGAGGTTGTCTTCGACAGCTTCTTCAGTTAAGGCAAATGCCATTGCTACAGTCTCGTGTGTGTATCGAGCTGTATAAACTTCAGTTGCTGAGTCGTATTCAACTCCTGCACCTTCTGATTTTGTCGGGGCCGCTCCAAATCCGGAAAGCATTACTTCTTCTTCGAAAGCTCTATCTGATGATTCACTTTCAAAAATTTCCGCAGCTTCGTCTCCGTATTTGCTGTACTCTAAGCCAAAGAGAGCGTTTAGACCAGGCTCTAGTTCTTTAGCAAGTTGTGCTCTTGATATAGCCATTGTTTTATCTCCCTAATTATACGCCAGTTGTACCAGCAGAAGCGAAATGGTTGTTGATAAGGACTACAACATTAGTGTTTGTAGAACCTGTATCATCATTGTCAGGATTGGTAGATACTGCAAGAGCCTTCAGAGGAAGGGAAGCAGTTGTTGCTCCTGTTCCTACATCTAACTCTGCATATGAAATACCACTGTTTGCACTTCCTGTACCTGCACCATCCACAATATCATAGTTAGCGAAAACGCCAGCTATAGTGAATGCAGCGTCTGCTTGCACTTCACAAATGATATTAGGATCGTCCACGACATAAGCCTTAACAGTGCTAGTCACTGCACTATCACCAGTCCAATAGTTTGACCATTTAGGTTTACCTGTTGATGAATCTGTAAATTGGCACCCATTAAATACGCCCACTACAAGTCCACCATCTCCGGCAGCCATTCGATCGATATATCCAGCCGCTAGGCCTTTTACAATATCACCTTGATAAATCTTAGTGGTATTAGCATTTGATATTTCATATTCTCTTTGACCGCCAGTGTAAGCACCACCGCCAAGTAAGGCAGCGGGTCTTAACCCAAATGGAGCATCTTTGTTAGCCATTAGCTACTCCTATTAGATTTTGATTCTATTTATTAGAACCAAAGGTTACTTTTGAACTCCGCTCTGCCTGAAATTTAGGCATTGCGGGATTGTTGTCACGCATCCAATCGTTATCAACCGCTTGCATCTGCTGTTTAGCACGATCAGCGTAATATTGTTTGCGTTGTTCAACGAACTCTTCTGGTATTCTTGCCAGAAGTAAACCGCCTACACCAATGACTCCGGTATATTTACCATCCTCGACAGTTGGAAAGACGCTACCCTCATACTCATCTGCACGCACAAGTTCATAACCTTCATTCAATCTTGAATGAACATTGTTTTTATCATCAAAACCTAGAACTTCTGCTCTTATCCATCTATGGACATAACCAGCGGGTGGGGTTGGGGCGTGCAATTTATTGGGTGGTCGCCATTGCACTGGGCGTTCGCTAGAGGCTCGTGTGTTGTTTGACCGAGCGTTTCTATCTATAGCAGGAGCTTCTTTAGCTTCTGCATCTATAAATTCGTATTCGTTATTTTCTTCTGACATCATATACCTCTATGAATTTCTTGCATCAATTTTTGCAACTTCTTTAGCGTATGCATCTAGCGGTACACCAAGTTTTTTAGCTACAGAAATTTGTGCTGGGGTTAATTTAACACTTTTTTTACTCTTTTGGCTAGTCTTTCCTTGTGATACTGGAGCGACTGTTTGAGTACGGGTAGTTTTCCCTTCAAATTTATGCGGAAATTCAGTTCTAATTCTTTTGTCAATTTCTGAATAATAATCATCAGATTGAGGATCAAAACCTTCTTCCTCAACAAGCTGTTGGTGAATGGTAAAAGCCGTAGCTGTCATAGCACGATCTTGTCCAAACCAACTATTCTCATCTCTTTCTGCCCAATCAGTTGCTTTTGCATCTGGTTGAGGTGGAGGAGCATATTCTTGTTGTTGCTGTACTTGTTGTTGAGCACCAGGCTGTTGTTGATATTGTTGTTGTGCCTGTCTTACTTGTTGTTGTTTTTCTTGATTACCTTTGAAAATTCTTAATCTTTCTTTTTCAATTGCAATCTTAGCCATTACTTGCTGAGCATCAGCCATTTTATCAACTTCACCAGCTTCATATGCTTCTTTAAAAGCAGCTTTAGCTTGAGATTCTTGAGAATCAATTCTGCTAGATGCTTCTGCACTGTAACCTGTATTTAAACTAGAAAGTTGTCCTCTTAAAGCGTCAGCTTCCGTTTTTTGCTGTTGAGCAAATTGTAATGCAGCAGCTTCTCTTTCTTCGGACTCTTTTCGTTGAGCAACAAGTTTGTTAATTCGTTTTTGAGTTTTATCTCTTCTTTTATCAAGTTCTTCTTCACTTAATCCTTGAGAGACGGGCTCACCAGTAGCTTCAGTTTCATTGCCAGTTACATCAACAATAGCCGGTTGGCTTTCATCAATAATAACATCTTCTTCAACTTCAACTATTTTTGCTTCTTCTGTTTCATCATTCATTAGACACTCCTATATTGTAAAAACATCAGTTGGTTCCAAGATAGTTCCAAGAATCTCGTCGTCATTTAAAATCCTAATTTCGCCATCAGCAAGTTTAATTCTTGTTCCAGCGTACTTACTAATAATTACCCACTCGCCTTCTTTACAGTAAGCTCCGTGAGGAAATTTCTTTTTATCTTTGTAAGCATCAGGTCCTAAAGTGACCACATAAGCTACGACTGTAGCTAAAGATTCTCTTTCTCGTGTCTCGTCGGGAATAACAATGCCACCTTTAGATTTTTCAAATCCTTGGAAAGGCATAACGACCACACGATATCCTGTGGGTTGCGGTATTCTTTCTTTTGCGGATTTTTTAAGAAGACTTGGATCAAGTACTCTTTTATTTTCTTCGGTGTAAGCATCGGATACTTGTAAATCAGGCTTCTCTTCCTTTTCTACTTTCTTCTCCACTTTTTTATCGGCGTACCTATCAGGTACATACAGCTTTGTTTTAGCCATCGTCACTGTCCTCCTGTGACACCAGAGCGATTATCTCTTGCTCCACATAAGCCAGACTCTGTAATTGACCTATGCACGACCGATATGCTTCCCAATCTTTGCAGTTCCCTGAAGTTACTTTTTCGTGAACACTCTCCTTTTGTTCACGAATAATATGTAGTATTTTTTGTATTAATTCAACCCCATCCATCATTTTTTTTCTCCTTTACTGTATAAATTGTCAAAAGTTATATTTGGATCAGTATAACTTTCATGTTCTTCACTACTATGAATCCATTGACTAGGTATAAAATCTGGAGGTCCTTCTCCTGTTACCCAAAGAGCTGGATTTGTTACTCTTACTCTATTATTTGGTAAAGCAACTAAGTTACCTTTCCATTTACCTTCAGTAAGATATAAAACATGACTTTGTTTATGTTGATCTGGGCTATCAGCTATTTCATGTTCAGTGTAATCAACTGTAAAAATGTATTTAGCTAAATAAAATTTACCATCTATCTTAGCGTACCAAGGTGAGGATGATGCTCTATCTATTGATATAACTGAGTGATGATGAGACATACAATCCCAAGGTTGACATAAATGATTTTCCATTCTTTCTGGCCATTCATCAACTGGTATGTCTGCCATAAGACCTTGTATAGGCATGCGAGCCCACATTGCACCACCATGAACATTATTTTCTAAATCTTCACAACCTGTAAATATAACTTGAAATGATAGTGATCTATCTGGAATACAATTAACAGCAACCGCCAACCCATGTATAAACTCACCATGGTATCTTTGATGACCAGCTGTAAATTCTTTTCTGACCCACACCTTAAAGTAAGGGACATTGGATATTAAATAAGACATCTCTCCTCTTTCTTATTTATTTATTTTTTCTTTTTCTTTTTACCGCCTACTTTACCGCCTTTAGCGTAGCCTTTAGCTTTTTTTACCATTCCGCCAGCAAAGTAACCTTTTACACTTGTTTTCTTATACATTTTTACCTCTTTTTAGCTGTTTTTGCAGCTCTTTTAAATTGTTTATTAGTTGGAGCTCCTTTTGCTCCTTTTTTTCTCATTTTCTCACCAGAACCTGCTTTTATTCTTTTTCTTTTAGCATGGATATTAGCATATAAACCAGGTCTTTTTTTTCCTGAGCTTTTCTTTTTTGTTGCCATGTCTTACTCCTTAATTAACACTTCCATCTTCTGCGAGCTTGTCTAATACGAGAGTTTGGATTGTTTCTTGTTTTAGCACTACTTCTTTTTAGCTGACCAGCAGACCTAGCACAATAGCTTTTTCGTCTTTTTGCAGCAGCACTACCTTTTTTAACTTTACCAGTTACAGCAGTTTTTAATTTAGAGCCAGGATTCTTTCGACGATAAGCAGCAACACCTTTTTTAGTCATACCGGCACCAGATTTAGTTGATCGGTAATTACCACCTTTACCAGTGGTTTTTCTAATAGGTTTTGCCTTTTTTCTTTCCGCCATTATTTTTTAGATGTTTTTCTAACAGCCCTAACAAGACCAACTCTACCTAATGGGTCTTTGCCTTTTGCTTTTGGCTTAGCTTTAGTTTTCTTTTCTTCAGCCATGTTTGCCTCCTAATTTCTTTGAGATAAATCTCTTAATCGTTGAACATCAATTGCTTCTTGAACTTTTTCTTTATTAAGTTTTTCTAGTTCAACAGCAATTCTTGACGCTGCCATTTCTTCTTGAGCGTCTATTCTTTCTCTCGCAACTTCTGTTCTTTCATCAGCAGTTTGTTGTGAAATAGCATTTCTCTGTGCTGTTAATTGATTGTTTATTTGATCTTGTTGAGTTTTTATAACTGTGTTTGTTTCAAACTCTTTTGCATCTTGTTGTAGTCGTGCACCTTGTAATGCTAATTCTTGTTTTCGTATTTCTACAAGAGGGTCTTCATTACCACCTGGGGCAAGAACCTCAGACAAGTTAGCAGACAATTCAGCAATGCGTTGAGCAACTTCATTTTCTATTTCCATTTGTATTTGTTGCATAGCTTCTTCTGGAATTTGTCCTTGATATTGTTGTTGTAACTCTTGCAACTTAGGTCCAAATTCTGCCTCAACTAATTCTCTAGCTTGTAAAGCAACATGCTCATATATATGTGAAGTTAAAAGACCAATAATATTAATGTTAGCCATAACAGCAGGTGTTCGCATAAATGTTAAATGTGACTCAATATGTGCTTGATGATCTTGTTTTGGAAAAGCCTGTAGTCCCTGCCCTTGTAGAGCTTTAGCATTTTCAATAGCAGGGTCTTGAGGTTGAGGTTGTGGAGGAGGTGGTAATACTTTTTCAATATTACGCACGCCCAATGCTTCGTACATTCTTTTATACGCTTCATACATTCCAGCTGGCCCATGAACTTGTGGGTTCGATTGTACGAGCTGTAAACTTGTTTGAGCAATGGCAATTCTTTGAGCTGTTGAAAAGATGTTAGGGTCTGATACAGGCATAACATCAATTCTTTCATCAAAGTCTGATTGCTTAATATTTGGATCGCCACCACTTACTTCATATGGATATGCTGGTGGTGTGTAATCACGGAAAAGATTTGCTAGAAGATTAAATTCTACCTTCTGTGCATAATGTAATCTTTTATGAATAGCTGACATAATTTTTGTGCCACGCTCTAGCATAGCAACAGTCGAACCTACTGGTGCACTATTCTGTTCAGCTAACGGCATGTCGGCAACGGACGCAAATCTCTTACCGCTCTCAACAATAATGCCAAGTAACTGTAGTAAAGTTCCAGATGGTTCTTTAAATGGTAGTGGTATAATAGACGCTCTCAAGTCTCCGCCAGGAGCATCAATATCTCTAAACTCACCAGGTTGCAATGGGTCTGATTCATCTCTAACCCTAATACCTCTAGCTTTAAAACCAGCTGGTAAGTTTGCTAATGTTCCAGCGTCGATAAGCTGACGCAGAATAGATGTAGCAGAACGAGATAAGTTACCAATAATATGTGGTAAACCAAATCCGTAGAATCCTAGACCAGGTAAAAATTTGTAATGTACAAAATATTGGTTAGGAGTTTTTTGTGGGTCTTGCTCTTCATAATTTCTTCTAATAGCAAGTATGTTAGATGAACCTACATCAATAGTAATAATGTAAGGTAATTTAATTCCTGTTGGTTCTCCGTCTTGTCCAACATCTTCAAAACCTTCTAAGTCTAAGAAAGTATGTATCTCATAAATTTCTAATTCATCATCTTCGTAAGTCATTGTTGCAGACTCACCAGATACTTTTTCCATAGTCTCTTCTAAATCAGAATAGACATGTGTTGGTCTGACGGGAACATCTCTGTAGATACCAGCAACTTGAAGTTTACGAACTTCATTTCCTGTCATCTTCAGTCTATGTGTTAGCCTAACAGCATTCGCAAGGTCAACAGAACTGTAAGGAACAATAATGTCTTCACTAGGAACGAAGCGAGCCACGGGTCTTTGTTTTGTTTCATCGTAATAAACCTTTTTAAAAGCTGATCCACTTAAAGGTAGATAGAATAACAACTGGTCAAGTTCTGGATCGTACTCTTCCATGTTATAGCAAATCTGATAGTTCATATAATCTTGAACTCTTTGTGCTTGTTGTTCTGATTGTGGGTTAGGTTCGCCCATAATGTTTACACGAACAGGCCCACCTGCCGGTAATAATTCTTTATAGGCTTGTGCTTGGAATTGAGTAACACTTTCAGCTAGAACAGGATGAGTAACACCTGATGCTCCCTCGAATGGTTCACTTCTTTCGTCTTCTTCTACACCTAAAAGATTTAAACCTTTCTCGTAAATTTTTTCCCAATCTTCACGAGCGTCAATGTCATTTTCTACTGCACTTGTTAATTCAGAAGATATTGGACCTAATACACCTTCTTCAACATACTCTGCTAAATTAGCATCAAAAGGAATTTGTTCTGGAGCAAGTCCTTCTTCTACAAATTCACCAACTTCTACAGAACCATCTTCTAGTTCTGTCATTTCACCACTTGCTATTGCCTCTGCAAGAGCAGGCGGAACTTCAGCAGTGTCAATAGGATTTCCTGCAATAGGAAGTTCCTCTTCTTCTGGACCGCCTTGTCCGAATGGATTCTCAGCCATGTTATTTCCTTATGTTAAAAAGCACCTTCAAATTTACCGCCCTTAGTTGCAGCACCCATACCTCGTACAGTACCGCCCCCTGGACCTTCTGGAACTTTTACTTCAACTTCACCTTTTTCTTTATGAATTTTAGGTGTCTTGAGTTTTTCTATTATTACTTCTTTTGACATCAATAATACTCCTTTTGACGAGGACGATCTTCGTCCCATAATTCGTCGCTCGGGTGTCTAACAAATCCACCTTCACGAAACCGTAGTATAGCCTGAGACATCGAATCTACCAAGTCATCATTGTCTCCAAATGGAAAAGAGGCACATTCTTCTGCCATCTCATCCGCCCATTGAAAATCAGGTCGCCATACAAGACCAGATTCAAACATCGGGGCACAGGCATGGACTCTTGAAACTTTATCTTGTCCAGAGCGTCGTCCACCTGGTGTAAAATTTATAACAGGAATCCCCATATTTCTCAACTCCTGAGTTAAAGGAAGTCCAGAAGCCTTAGCCTCTATTAAAACTATATCAGGTTTATGATCAGAATACGATTCCATGGCTATCTTTTTTAACTCAGGAAATTCCCATCGTCCTTTACAACAATCTAATAATATAATACGAGGACCATCATCATCATTAGGATAAAATACACCCCAAGTACTTATTGCACTGTAGTCAGCAGTTTCAGATTTTAAAAATGCAGTATCATATGATTGTAATACATATTCACATTCTGGTGGTTCTTCATCTTCCCACATTTGCCACCACTCTCTTTTAATAATGGCACCTTCTTCCATTGTCGGTTGTTGTAACCACTGAGCATTCCATTTAGAAATTGGTAGGGAAGTTTTAACTTTTAATAATTCTTCTTCAGACCAGAAGTTGGGCCATAAAACATTGCCGTCATCAAAAATAGCAGGGAACTCTACAACCTCCCAATGATCTGCATTTTCTTGTCCTTGTTTCTTTAACACCTCTGCCGTCAAATCTTTTGTAGACCAACGCGTCATAACAACAACAATAGACCCACCTGGCTGTAATCTTTGTCTTGGACCAGATGTATACCACTCGTAACAATTTTCCATAGCCGATGGTGATAACGCATCTTGCTCAGAATGAGGATCGTCAATAATAAGGAGGTCAGCACCACGACCTGTAATCGCTGCACCAACCCCCGCCGCAAAATACTCACCGCCCTGTGTAGTTGCCCAACGCCCAGCAGCTTTAGACTCAGGGGAAACTTTTGTTTCTGGAAATACGGTTTTGTAATCTGGAGTATCAACAAGCATTTTGCACTTACGACCGAAACCTGTAGCAAGTTCGGTTGTGTGTGTTGCTTGAATAATTTTTAATTTAGGATTAAGTCCTAACATATAGGATGGAAAATAGATTGACGCAAACTCAGACTTCGTGTGTCGAGGCGGCATATTAATAATTAATCTTTTTAATTTTCCTGTAGCTATGTCTTGTAATTTTTTTGCATAAATTTTGTGATGACTACTTTCAATAAAATCAGGCCACATTTTTCTTACATAAGTTAGAAAGTCATTTTTTGCTGCATCTTTTTCTTGTAAAAAATTTAATCTCTCTTCTAATTGAAGAGCGTAACGAATTTGTTCTTCGTCTAAACTACTATAATCAACTTCTGCTTGCGTCATGTATTCTCGATACCCATAACATTAATTCTGTGTCTGACATATTATGTTTCATAATATTTACTGCCCAACATACTAAACGAATATTTTCTTTTTTGTAACCTATATCATTATCTATTCTATCTATTGAAATATTTGTATATAATTTTTTTCCGGTGCCATCTCTTTTGTGTGTCATTTTAATGCCACTGACTTGACAATTACCTTTACACTCTAACCATATATCTAAAATATGTTTCCAAGACAAGTCCCAAGTTTTTTCTCCTTTTCTTTTTCGAGCAGATCGTAACTGTGTAAAGTTTCTTCTTAAAAATTTTATTGGGTCTTTATTAGTTTTATCATTGCGAAATTTTATATTGCATTTGCGACAACGCCGTCGGTAGCAAGGAGACCCATTCCTTGAAAACATTTTTTCAAATGCTGTAATGGGTTTCGTCACTTCGCATGTATTGCACTTGCGTGAGCTCTCCATAATTTCCTACATATAGTAGGTTTGATATTTATGCAACTAAATATTGATTATACGATTTGTAACACACATAAAAATATAGTTGAAAAACAAATAAATGTAATAAAATTAAGCATTTAACACCCTTTAATTAGTAATGTTATATACCCATAGCTACATTTATCAACTGAATAAGATGAATAAATACTATTTATATTGGTAATATTTAACCAGTAAGTACGAAAATTACTATTAAAACACCAACAACTAATATTGGAACAAGCCATTTGTTATTAAATGGTTGTTTTTCAGTTACATAAGCCTCATTACCAGGTGTAGATGGATCATCGGCTACAAATCTGCCTTTAGATGTCCGAGCTCTTTTCTTAGCTGGTGCTTTTTTCGTAGTTTTTTTAGTTTTAGCTTTTGCCATTTCTTGCCTTCCTTATTGATTTCATGCCGCGTTGCCCAAACCAGAATGAAATCACGGTTGAAAACAAAATTTTTGTTTCCTCGTCCCAGCTGGCTAATATAGCCTGGCTGACATCATCCCCTTCTTGTACTGCAACATAGACAGCTAACCCTTTAATGGTAGCAAACAGTATAAAAAAGAAATAAGTGACGACGGGTCGCACGGATGCTTGTAGTGCAGATATAAAGGAAGACTTATTACTTCTAGCAAGTTGAGCAGCATGTTCGTAGATAGAACGAGATTCTTCTACATCTGCTGCTGCGTCGAGCTCTTCAAGTTTCAATTGACTTAAAACTTCAGCGTGCTTCGCCTGTGCATCCAATAATTTTAATTGGTGACGATTTTTCTGCCCTTGCTCGAAGAATCCTAAGAGCGTGGGGAGAAAAGAAGTTCCAAAGCCCAAGAGGCTTCCAACGAGTGACAGCATTAAATCTCTCCTTTTAATCTAAGTTTTATATAATAGATAAAAATTATATTAATTGGCAAGAGAAAAAAGAACATAGGCCAATCAAGTTGAATCATAAATTGAAGACCACAATAGACAGAGAACACTCCACATATGTAAAGTATTATCTTGAGAAGCTCAAGAGCGTGACCTGTCATTTCATCCATGATCTACTCGTCGGTAGATTTAGTAGAAATTTGTATGTCTATTTCTTGTGACTCTGGAATATTTGCTGAAATGTTAATTGCAGAACTTGCACATCCAGCTAAAACCACTACCATAAGAACTAAAAATAAATTTTTCATTGTTAACCTCTTGTATAATATTTTTATACAACTTTATTTAACGATTGTTAACTGTTAATTATGTTAAAAATATGTTCCAAAGACATCGATCTCTGGGTAGTTTTGAGGGGAAGGATTCTTTAATCCACGAACATAGTTACTAAATCCTCTAATCTTACTTAAATCTAAAGGCATTTGCATAACAGCTTTTGTTTCTTGCATAGGTGTCATTGGACCTTGCTGCATTATTGGCTGAGCAGTTCTTGCCGTAGGTTGTTGTGGTTGCGGAGCAGTTTGTTGAGGTACAGGAGGTCTAGTCGCTGGATGCATGTTTGGTTGTTGCTGTAACACTTGACCACCACGACCAGGATTGTAAGCCTGCCCCCCGCCCATTGCATGGTTTAAGGGACCCTGTTGAAATGGTTGGTTCATGTTAGGTTGTCTAGGCATGTTTGGATTAAAATTCATTGGTATATATTATAATTTTTTTTTAAAAAGTCAATCGGAGTCCCTCTAGGGACCCAAAAAGTTAAAAGTTATTTTCGTTAGGCAGAAACCGAGTCTCGCCGCTCTGCGGCTCGAGTGTAGGATTTGGGGGTAGGGGGGCGTAAAAATAAGCTCCCTGAGCAATTTAGAAGCTCAGGGAACCTGCTTTCTTATGGTATCCAGCGACCAGTAAAAGTATAATGAAATAATTGAATTAATAATAACAAGCAACCGACTGCAAAAATTACTATTGAAATAAAAGCAATTAAAAGTAATAAATCTTCCATAATGTTAATGGCGGGGCAGTAATGCCCCGCCCTCCCTTTAAAATTCTAAATAACCATATAGCAACTCACCCTTTTGGCTAATGCTATATATCTTATCAATTCTGAAAGTCCTAAACTCTTTTGTGAATGCTGGTCTAAAGCTGATATGTTCATCAGGGTTAAAACCTTTTCGTTCAACTTGATGTTCGTCAGCTGATACTCTTACAGAGTAACGACCTAAACCTTTTGAGTTCATATAGACAATGTTACATACTCTATTCTTAGTAACTTTCCTAAGAGTTTCAGATGTTAAACCATCTTCTATCTCTACTTTGTCAGTTATTTTAGTTTCAGTGTTGTTCATTTTTTCTCTCCTTGTGTTTGTGAACATGAATATAATTTAACCCATGTTATCCCATATGTAAAGGTGAGTGATTTAGTTCATGCATATACCTATACCCTTAAGTTAGTAGGTAAGTCGGGCCATCTTGTGATGACCCGACCCGACCCGATTAAGTGGGGGCATTGCTGCCCCCATTCTCCCTATTTGTCGTCTTCAGAGTAGATTAAGTCTCTACTACCGTAACTGTTGATGGATTGCTCTAACTCAGGCAGTAAATTCGCAGCCTGAATTATGCATCTAAATCTGTCGTCCTCGGCGAGGGAAAGAAGATATGGCGTGTCGAGCTTACATACGGCCATGTATAATTTAAAGATGCCATCCGCAAGATCGTTAACCCGTGTGTCTGTAACACTAGCAACAGTTTCTTCGTTATTAACATAACAACCTAAACCTACATCGATAGCCCTGGAGGTGCTTTGAAATTCCATGAACTCCCTGCCTTCTTTATAAGTTTGAGCGTTAACCTTAGAGACTCGACCGCAATCGCTAGTTAAGTCCTCTATTTTCTTATTTAATGTATTAACCATGCTTCTAATATAAACATATTATCCCATAAATCAAGATATTAATGGGCCGCCGTCACAAACAATGGAGTGAAAAGACTGCGACCCTCTCCTCGCCAGGAGTGTTCTTTTACATGTAACCCGACTCGGCCCGACCGCAGCCGAGCCGACCCGATGTGATCTTAAGCTACGAAGTCGTAGTACTTTCCATTAGCTCTTGTAGTTTTTACTATTCGCTGGCCTTCCTCATTACATGGATAATTAAAGTCAACAATATCATCCAGGTTCTGAAGATTAATATTACTCATATGCAGTCCGACCCATCCTCGAAATTCGTCACGGTTAGCTATACCGTGATCAGCATTTAATTCGTGGATAGTCTTGCGAGCTCTTTCAATACCAGAACCAAAGGTGCGAGGTAAGTATCCTTTATCAAAAGGCCTGATACCAAGTCGAGTTTTACCTTCCCAATATTCCGGATTACTATCTCTTACAATCTGAGCTTGTATGAATCGTCCGTCACTATCTATATGATTCTCAAACATACAATAGATGATTGTTATCTTATGTTCCGGACGCTGTAACTTTCTCGGAACGCTTTGAGCAAAGTCATCAAAGTACTCATGAATGTTTTCAATTTTAAATTCTGATTCACCCATACTACCAACCTCCATTTTGTTTGTGTTCTTCTAGAAGCTCATCAAAAGTTTGAGGAGTCCAGTGCAAGTCCCTTTCAACACCTAGTCCGAAAGGCGGAAATTTTAACTCTTCCAACTCGCTCAGATAAACCGTTCCAAATTCTCTATAGCCAACGCCAAGGTCGCATAGTCCGTAGAGGATGTTGTCATCTCTTTCAGAGATAAACCAACTACATCCACCTCCGCCAAAGAATTTGACAACCGGCTGTCTTTCTTCCTCCGGTAGCTTCATGTTATCGTCTAGTTTCTTTTGAACTTCTTTAGTAATTAATTTCATATTATTTCTCCATTTATTTATATTAAAGATATACTATCCCATATTATTCTATTAGTGTCAACCCTTCCTCCAATCTGTTACGCCTTCAGGGTATTTTAATTCTACTGTATGTCCTGCTCCTTTAAATTGATCCACAATAAAACTTAATGTTGATATATTATCAAAGGTTGCGTGATATTCTCCATTAACAAACATTCGCAAAGGTAAATCTCTATCGTTAGGAAATTCTTTTTGCCACCATTTTAATTTTTCTTCAGTCATTTTTTCTCCCGATTTAACTAGCGTTCTCCCGATTTAACTAGCGAGAGAAAGCTATTTTTTAGGACACAATTGAATGGCTTTCCTAGTCCACCTAATAATTAGTTAGGTTTCACTGCCAACTCTCTCTCTCACATAAACGATAGGGTTTGCAATATATTATGTAGATACAACCTATTCGTTTAGTATAACTCCTAGATAGTAAGTAAATTGCATATCAGTTATGAGCTGATGTAGTATCTTTTTAAGCACATTACCAACAAATTTCGTGCCCTTACTACTAGGTATCCTAGCTAGGATAATTCTTTAAGTTAAAAGTCTTTCATAGTTTTCCTTTCTTATTCCTTCTAATACTTTTACTTCTAACTCTTGAAGATTTTCACTGTCTATTTGGGCAAGTAATATTTCCTTAAACAACTTTTGCCTTATTGTAACACCCTGAGAAATATCCACAAAAACTTTACGAACATGTTCCTGCATTTCGTAATTCCATTCAGAAGTGAAATTTAACATAATATCGCCAAAATCCCCTTCTATTAAAATTTTATTATCGCTAAGAAATTTCTTAAAATTATTTTCTTCTTGCTTGGCTTTGTCATCTGCCTTCTGCCAAAATCGAAGAAGTTTATTAGCGTCTGCAATTACTTTTTTAATTTCAGGTTTATTTTCCGCTTGTTCTAAAGTTACTTTAAGTTGATTGTCATAGACTCTATCGGCAAATAATTCTGCCTCAGTTTTATTTAGTTTTTTCATATTTTTCCTCCATTGTTAATATTAAAAACTTGATGACTTACCTTATTTTGCTATTTATTTTTAATATCGCCTTAGCAATACATTGTCATTAGTAAGCCATCTCTTATACATTATCCCATATTCTTATATAAGTCAATGGGAAAATATAATTTATTTGTAATTATTCGTTTACCTATCCTTCACCATTTTTTTATTTACCCTGGCCCCGACCCGATTATAAAGCCGACCCGACCCGACGGCCGACTTAATACGCGAACCCGACTTAATGCTGCACAATTGCGACCGATCGCTTTTTAATTTCTGAACCGCTGCACAATTTGCACAATTCGCATACAGACTTGCGACCAGCCTCTTTTGACGCTGGGCATAAAACTTCTTTACCTTTTATTATTTCGTCCACGCTTTGGATAATTCTAAAAGTACGCTTGCCATCCTTCCAGGCTGCTATTGCTTGTTTTTTATCTTCAACCGAATGCATGCAAATATCGGAATAACTATCTTTAATTTTGCTTTGGTGACTGTAACCAGTGTGTCCCGTACTTTCTGAAATTAACAAGTCCCAAACATTCCGCGGCACTGCTGCCGGATCGCCATATGTGCCAAGTCTTACTGGCCTATTAGAACCCATCGATACAATCTCTTCATTCGTCGCAATTGGATAAAGCCCTTTATTAAATGATCGCCAAACGATTAACGGGCCTTGCCATATTTTAACATAGCATTTTCTTTTTTCGGCCGTCGCTCTTTTTGGATCGGTGGATGGTATTCCACGGTGCGGACAATTTCCACAAATTCCAAAGTCTTGGCCCGTCTTATTGGCTAGTCTTGGGTCAATATCTTTTGTTAAGATATAAGTCTGTAGCATATCACCGGTTTTTGAGTTAGGTGCGGACTTATTACCATTTACAGCTACAGCAATAATTGGCGTTTTATTGTCAAGAAGTGACTTACCATTATATATAATTTTACCAGGCATTATTTTACCTTTCCTAAAATTTTTAAAACAAGTTTTAATTGTTCTTTATTAAGATCATTAATAGCTTTTTTATTAATTAGCTTAGGGTTTTTAAAATTTGGTTTTTTCACAATTTTCTCCATTAGTTAATATTAGTTATGTTATAACATGGGATAATATACTTGTCAAACACCTATATATAGTGTGATAATAATGCTACATACTATATAGTGTTCTAGTTCCATAACCTAAACCCGATCCCCGACCTTTACATGCGACCCGACTTAATGCGTGTCCCGACTTAACGCATGTCCCGACTTATACACGCGTCCCGACTTACTATACCCCTCTAGATTATACCATATGTTACCACTAATGTAAACCCACTACATATAGTAGGTAACCCTGTTTCATTTATGCTTAATTTGTTTCATAGAAAAAAATAAGAAAACCCCTCTCTTTGAGGGGGTAAGTTTATTGTTAAAATATCCCATATTAAATTATCTAAAATTATCTCATTATAAGTGTTGACTTGTTATGGGAATGTATGCTAGGTTATGGGTAATATAAATTAATGGAGGTTTTTATTATGAAGATTTTAGTAGCATGTGAAACTAGCGGAACAGTTAGAAACGCATTTTTAGATAAAGGTCATGATGCTTGGTCATGTGATGTATTGCCATCAGATGATCAAACTAACAGACACATCCAGGATGATGTTCGTAATGTTTTAGCTATGGAAGAATGGGATATGTTAATGGTGGCACACCCGCCATGCACGAGATTATGTAATTCAGGTGTTAGATGGTTACATAAAGCACCACCAAACAAAACACTTGAACAAATTTGGGCTGAGTTAGATGAGGGTGCAAAATTGTTTTCTGATTTATGGAATGCAGATGTTCCTAAAATTTGTATTGAAAATCCTGTTATGCATAAATATGCAAAAGAGAGAATTGAGAATTTTGAGAAACAAGCACAATCATTTCAGCCATATGAATTTGGCCATGATGAAAATTCTTGGGATAATCAGAAGAAAAGAATTTGTTTGTGGTTAAAAAATTTACCACTGCTTGAAAAAACAGGAACATTAGACGGCTCTACTGCTCGTTCTGATGTTCATAATGCACCGCCAAGTGAGGATAGATGGAAATTTAGGAGTAAATTTTTTCCAAGTATTGCTCAAGCTATGGCAGATCAATGGACTTAGGAGGAAAAATGACTGAGAAAAAACATTTTATTACTATCGTTTGGGGAACAGAGAGAGAAGAAACTAAAACCTACAGATTTGATACTTTTGCGGAGGCAGATGCCTTTTATCATGGAGTAGAGCAATCTAATGGTTGGTGGGAATATGACATTATAGCATCGGGAGAAGAAAATGGCTGAGAAAAAACAAGATAAGTTTGAAGATTGGATAGTTAATTGTCCTGCTTTTGAATATGATTGCACAGAAGAGTGGGTAGAAAAAGAAGATAATGGAACTAAAACACTAGTCTATTGTTATTGGTTTAAGGTTGAGGGAGAAGAAAAATGAGATATGAAATAGATGAACATAAAAATCAAATGGGTTGGTATGATGAAGAAGATGTCAAGTGGTTTGATTATGATAGTAAAATTGCTATTAGAGTTGAGAGGTCTGACTACACCGACAATAAGTTATTAATAACTGTTCATTTGAATGGTGGAGAATCAGAGGAAATAGAAAGATTATTAGTTGATTTAGGAGAGAAAAAATGAAACATTTTTTAGAATATATGCATCCCGATCTAAAACTTAGAATGGCTTTATATAATTATTATTTAAAGAGATTTAAAAACATAAAAAATAAACAAGAAGTTGCCCGATATTGTTCAAAATATGATATAGATAAAATTATGGCTGCGAGAGAGAGGGCTAATGACAATTAAAAATTATTACCCGATAAGTATGAATTACTTACAGGAGAGATATCAATTTTGGTTAGAACATTTTTCTCATTCAGAAGATAAAGAAAAATTAGCCTTTGAAGAGGCAAAGAAAGATGTTGAATTTAGAAAAGAAACAACAGACCCGAATAAATCAAGAAATTTTATATAAGGAGAGAACAATGGGTAAAAGATTACTGCCAGGTAAAACAATTAAAGATAAAGGTAAAACTAAATCACATAGGAGGCCTGAAATGGATTATGGAAAGTTAAGAGGAACGAAATGGGAAAAATATGTAATTGATATTGAGGCTCGGGCTTTAATTAAAAAAGAAAATATGAAAGCAAAAAAAGAGAGAAGGAAAATCAAACATGGTTAAAAAAGAACCGATTTTTAAATGGCATGAAAAAATATTGATGTATTTTGTTGCTTTAGTCGTTATCGCTTTTTTAATAATTATAGGTAATGTTAGGGAAAAAAACGAAATTGATGAAAAAATACAAGAATGTTATCAATTTTTAGAAGAGCATGACGGCCAGGTTAATTAGTTATTAATTTACCCGATTTATCTATTTCAATACCCGATTGATGTTTTGCTTTATCTTGTAACTTTTTAAGTTCTTTTAAAACTTCATCTTTTGATAATGCGTCAACCCGACCATGCAATACAGCTTTCTTTTCAATAAGAAGTCCGACTGCTTTCATTCTTAATTCTTCGGCTTTAATTGCCGGTCCCCAACTTCCATCTAATACAGCTGCATCCCGAATTGATTTTAAATCCCGAAGTGAACGATCTAATGTGACATTGTTTCTGTGTTGAGCCTCATGTCTTAACTCTTCAATAGCTATCATGATATTTTTTGACTTCATGTTTCTATGGGCCTGGACTGCTGGGTTACTATAACCTGCTTTTCTTGCAGCCTCAGTTTGAGACATATCTTGATAAACGACATTCTCTACAAATTTTTGTTGTTGTTGTGTTAAATTAACTGACAGCCCGAGTTGATTTTGTTCTACTTCTTCCACCTCAGTTATCTCTATCTTTTCTTCTTCCATGTTGATCACCTAGCGTTAATGTTTGTAAGGGGGTGGGGCGTTAGCCCACCCCTACATATATATATTATATAGGCAACCTGGACAAGCTGAATATTTGCTTGTTTTTCAATAACTTAATCTGCTTGCTCACCTTAAAAGACCCTGATTGAGCTAGTGGACAAGCACTTTTTTTTATCTATATAAAACAACAACTTATAAAGAAGAGTGCTAGCTCACTGCTCAACTAGCCCAATGAGCAAGTGGTCAAGTGGTCAAGCACTTTATTAAATATATTTTTTTCTTTACTTGGATATTTTCCCATGCTATGACATTCTTCATGGTAAAGGAAGATAAAGAATATAGTGTAAAATTATTAATAAATGTTGAAATGGTAACTTCATTTTATGCAAAAGATAATGAAGAGTTAAAAGACAAGGCAGTTGATTTTATTCACGATATGGACCCTTTAAAAGCTCACTACATTTTACAATGTGGCAGAAAAACAGTTTTAAAAAGCGAGGATGGCACAAAATATGAAAGATTATCACTTAATAAAAAAGATTAAAATATCACAGGCACACTTTAAACGAAAAGGTTTAAAAGTTTCATTACCAACATATAGTTTTCAAAGGGAAGAAAATGAGCAAAAAACAAAAAGTTGAAGCATTTGTATATCATGCTGAATTAGAAAGAGTAGTCGATGGCGATACTATAGATATTACTATTGATCTTGGTTTTAATGTTAAGCTGCACAAACAGAGATGTCGTTTAGCTGGTATTGATACACCAGAATCAAGAACTAGAGACCTAGCTGAAAAAGCGTTAGGCAAAAAAGCGTCAGTACGATTAAAAGAGTTGTGCGGACAAAAATTAAAGATTAAATCATTTGGTAAAGGAAAATACGGCAGAATATTGGCTATACCATATACAGAAGATGGCCAGGATATTTGTCAAATTCTTATTAAAGAAGGTCATGCTGTTGAATATCACGGTGGAACGAAAACAAAAGTATGGGGAGATTATTAAATGACGATAAAAGTTCTAGACATCAACCCAGACCCTAACGATAAAGTCTTTGGAGTCCTGGTAACTTTTAAAAAGGACGACGGCTCGACTTATAGAAAGTTGTTTGCTCCGTTCTTCGACGACGGCACCTCTGATGATTTTGTTAAAGAGGAAGTCGAGTGGCATCCAAAATACGGCAAGGAAATTATTGATCACGAAATACTATTAATTCATCCAACATTTGTGAAAAAGGGACAAATATGATTATAATGCAGAAAATGTCAGATGATATCAAATTTCTACCAATTGCAACTAGTGAGGAAGAAGCTATGGCTTCTCTTGCTACTGCAATAAGGCTTTATTCTAAAGAGCTTGAGAACGAGCTATGCAGAGGTATCTTTAATGAAGAAAAAGCAGAGAGCCTTATGAATTTATATAAAGTTGTTCAAAACGAGTATATTCTTTTATCACTAAAAAAAGACACGCTACACTAGCGTAGAGGAGAGACATGTTAGATATAAAAATAACCATTAATGGTATTACACCATTGATATGCAATAAATTTACAGATAAAGCAGCTCTTGCTGCAACCACCGGAGTTAGCTCTAACAATAGAGGAGAGCCTTTAACACCTCAAGAAACAGCTGAAGAGAAGTTATACATGGATAAAAAGAAAGCATGTATTCCTCAGCCAAACATATTAGCAAGTATTATAGAGGGCGGTCGGTTTCATAAAATTAAAAACAGATCAGTAACAACAATGCAAAAATCTATGATTCCATCTTGTTTTGATATTAAAGGTATTATGATACCTATTAAAACAAAGGGATGGGAAGTTGACGAGAGACCCGTAAGGATACCGGCAACAGGAGGTCGTATCTTGGCATATAGACCTAAATTTAACGATTGGCAGTTGGAATTTGATGCAACACTTGATACAGATATTATTTCCGTAAACTTAATGCGGGATATTATAGACGACGCAGGAAAAAGAATTGGCTTGGGCGATTACAGACCAGATAGGAAAGGACCATTTGGAAAGTATAAGGTAAATAAATGGCAAGTAAAAAGAAAGCGTTCGTAGAGCCAAAAGTTATTGAGTTAAGAAAAAGACCATATGATGACATATATAATATTTGGGTTAAGTTAAGATTAGAAGATTGGCCTCATTGGTCCTGGTACTCAGGTCGATGGGTCTGCATAGGTACAGCGAAAACAAAATCGCTGGCAAGGAAAAAAGCGAAGGAGTTTAAATGGGAACAATTAAAGATATAACTGTGCTAGGCGGGGCCCTGCAAATCACGGCAACCCACTGCCCACCATTGCCACGCATAGCGTTGCACAGCACAGCACAGCAAGGCGAGGTTTAAAGTGGGAGTTTACGCAATGACAGAAGAAGTTAAAGTGAACGATGATGATACAATTGTTGAGGTCAACGATCTTTATATAATGATTAGCAAGAGCGATGGCACCAACATGAGACATTATTGGAAAAACGATAAGGATGTATTGTTTGTTCTTAACAGGCTCATTGATATCTACCAAAGGAAGAGATAATGCTTGCGATAAAGATTATAATTAATGTGTTAATTTTTTATTTTTTTATTGCTTTTCTTGTGGGTTGTACTGCTACGAATGATCCAGGCTGCGTTCCAATTCACATTGGCACAGGCTATGACGAGGATGGAATGATGAGAATAATCGAAGTTGAGGAAAGAGGTTGTCCACGCATTTCTAATAATATATACTAACTGTTTGCAACAAAGGAGTAACGATGACAAGGATACATTGGGATAATCAACGCATTGAAAAATTAAAAACATTATGGGCAGAAGGCAAAACAGCTAAAGAAATAGCTATAATTTTTGGTGATGTTACTAGAAATTCTGTTATAGGAAAAATTCATAGACTAGGTTTAACATCCCACAGACCACCACATTTAACTACAGTTACCATGCCTACATATAACTTTATGAAAAAAACTCCAATATCTATTGACGGATAGTTGCGAACATACTACATATGGGGTGCTCCCACGATTATGTATCCCAATATAATTGTGGTTCCTTCGTTGCGAGGGCCGGACATCCTTTCCTTCTTTAAAAATATAGCCGGCCCTCATTTTTTTTACATTACATCTTGATTTATTATATGGGAACATATATATAGATATATAAATTAAATAACGAAGGATTTTAATTATGATAAATGAAAATGATTACGAAGAATGTTGGATGACAGAAAACGATCATCTAGCTGAATTAGCTGAAGAAGAAGAAAGAAGACAAATTGCTATAGAGTCTAAAACTTGTATGCATTGTGGAGCTGGTTTACCTGAAGACAATGAAGGTCAATGCGGTCCATTTAAATGTTGGGGTTTAAAGCACGCTGCAAATAATGCTTGATTATCTTATTTAATAGTTTATATAATATTCCATAACTTAACAGAGAGGTAAAATTATGCCAGATAAAGAATCATATAAAAGTGTAGCCCTTAGAGTAGATTTATATTCTAAGTTAAAAAAGGTTGCTGAAAAAGAAAACAGACCTATAGGTCGTGAGCTCGGTGGTATTATTGAGAAAAGACACGATGAAGTCTTTCCTAATGCCTAAAGGGCCTACAGACCTTACAAAACTTGCAATAGAAACAAGGAACCTTATAGACAGTCAGCAAGAAGATTTTTCTATTGGTCAAGTTGCTATCATGAACATAATGATATGTATCAGTCGCTTCATTGAGGAGAGAGGTGAGGCGGCTGGCATTGCATTATTACAAGTATGCACAGCAGCCATTGCTAATGGTCAGCAAGAAGTTGATGTTACCGGCGTGCCTGGTTTCATGCCAGAGAATGATAATGATGTTGTTTTTGAAATGGAAGATGATCTATTAAGAGAAGACAATGTTGTTTACATGGATTTTAATCAAGACGACGAAAATTAATCCTCCACTAAATAACTTATTTCAGAATTAATACCACGACGGCGACCGAAAAACACTAGGTTTTGATTTTCGTCAGTTATGTAATTTGAAAAGATAATCAATATGTTTATTAAGAGCGTGACAAATAAGAGCCTTCGCTCAGGTAATTTTTGGTTTCGCATGATTGATTGTGAGAATCATCAAAGTCAACGAGCACTCCTTGGTGTTTTAAGGACTTACTAGTCGGGTAAGTTATCCCCTTACTCTCGAAAACTTTGGCAAGTTTTTTAATAGTCGAATACTTGACATCGGCTCCATTCTCAGCCCTTGATATAGTCGCAGGCGATACTCCGGAAAGAGCACATAACTCTCTTGTGGATAACCTTAAAATATTTCGTGAAAATTTTAGTTGACTTGCGGTTATCATGTGTAGTATAAACTCCCATAGTTGTTTCACAAACGGAACAATATATAGCGTAAATAAAGTAAAAAGTAAATTAGATAAATAAATTAATTAGCGAGGTAGAGAAATGAAAAGATTAGCGAACGGTATTGTGAGTGATTGGGATTCAAAAAACATTGATGACATTGCAAACGATCCAAAACTTTTAAAAGACTTACATGAGCAAAGTAAATATTTTAAAGGAGTATCTGAATTTTTCCGTAACTTAGAGAAGAAAACATGCGACCGTAAATACGGGCAGCGTGTTGAATCTCGGCTTAAAGGAGATAACAAGGATACAGGCACAGTAGTTTTTGACGAAGAAGGTTTTAATGTCAAAGCTACTGTAAGAAAGGCAGTAACTTGGGAACCGAATACATTGTGGGAAGCACTGGACCAGATATCGAAAGAGTTTGGCTCAGAAGTCGCAAAAAATATTTCTGATGTTACTGTTAAAATCCCAGAGAATAAGTATAAGGATGCAGAAACTAAAGTCCGTCTTATTCTTGACGATGCACGGACAGTTGAGGCTAAAGGTCCTGATTACTATATAAGTATTGAGGAGAAACCTCATGACTAAGAAAGATATTGAAAATATTCTTTCTGCGTTAGGGGAGGCTTTTATTGCGGGTGGTTGTTCTTTTGTTGGTCAAAATAAAATGCAAAAAACTATTGAGGTTGTGCATGTCTTCGACAAAGACAAATTTACACCTGGTATACACCTCCCTTCTGTTCGTATCATCATTCAACCAATTAAAGAAGATGATGAAAAAAATTTAATAAACATAAATCAAAATTTAATTAATTAGAGAGGTAAAACTATGAAAATAATTAAAGCATCAGAAAGACAAAGAGAAGATAAGGGAGCTAAGGTTGTCATTGCCGGTAAAGCCGGTGTTGGTAAAACTAGTCTTCTTTATACATTACCAGACGAGGGGACATTATTTATGGACTTTGAGGCAGGTGATTTAGCCCTTGAAAAGAACGGTGGATGGAAAGGTGATACTATTCGTCCTAAGACTTGGCAAGAAGCTAGAGACTTTGCATGTTATTACGGAGGTCCTAACCCAAGTCTTGCAGACAATCAGCCTTATTCAGAGGCACATTTTAAACATCTTGTTCAGCAGCATGGCGATCCAGCAGAGGCAATAAGTAAATATTCAACATTGTTTATTGATTCAATTACTGTTGCGGGCCGTTTATGTTTCCGTTGGTGTAAACAACAAGACGAAGTTTATGCTGATAAAACAGGCAAGATAAATAATTTTGCAGTTTACGGTCTACATGGCCGTGAAATGATGGATTGGCTGACACATTTACAGCACATCCGTAACAAGAATATTATTTTCGTCGGCATACTTGATGAATATCAAGACGAATTTAATCAGACCGTTTATTCTTTACAGATTGAAGGGTCAAAAACAGGCAGGGAATTACCAGGCATTGTTGATGAAGTTATTACCATGCACATAAATAAAGATGAGCAGGGTAAAACATGGCGTGAATTTATATGTCATACTGACAATGAATATAATTATCCAGCTAAAGATAGAAGTGGTCTTCTTAATGCGATTGAAGAACCTCATCTTGGTAAGTTATTAACGAAGTTAATGCCAACTAAGAGCGGTACTGTAACGCAAAAATTTGATCATACAATTCCAACACAAGAAACTAAAAAGAAAGAGGTAGCATAATGACACTAGATTTTAACACAGCCGAAGAACAGTACGATGGACCATCAACTGATTTTTCACCAATACCAGACGGCACAATTGTTGATGCCCTATTAACAATTAAACCAGGCGGAGCAGGTCCTGACGGATCGTTAACACAATCACAACGATCTGACGCACAATATCTGCAATGCGAATTTACGGTGACATCAGGAGAGTTTGAAAGAAGAAAATTCTGGTCAAACTTAACTGTAGCCGGTGGTAGCCTTGATGATAAAGGACAAAGTAAAGCAGGTAATATTTCTAAAAGAACTATTCGTGCTTTATTAGAGTCTTGTTATGCCATTGAACCGAAGGATATGAGCGAGCCAGCGAAAGCTGCGAGAACATTATCATCTTATATGGACTTAAATAGCTTATTAGCAAAAGTTGAAGTAGGTATAGAAACTTACAACGACAAAGATAATAATAGGTTATCAAGGGTTGTAACACCTGGCATGCCAGAGTATAAACAACCATTAGGTCCAAATGGAACAGTCAAGGCTAGTGCTCCCGCACCATCTACACAGACTGATACACAACCCTCCCCACAACAACCAACTAACGATCAGTCTGGGGGCGAGAAACCAGCTTGGGCTTAGACAGAAGGTCTTTTCTTTATTGACCTATATTGCAGGCTTGTGGAGTGCCTGTCTGTCAAAAACTCCACAACCAAGGGTAGTTTATAATGAATCTAAAAAGGAGAAGGGTCTGTGGGTTATGTTCATATAGTAGGGTTGTGCCTTACATTTTATTTGATAATGTTAATTTTAAGCAAGACGAAGTAGTCGGTTTTTATGGATGTTATGCTGCAATGAAGCTAATGTCTAAATACAATAAGGAAAAAAGAACAATGTCATATCAAGATTTAGTACCAGAAAGAAAAGCAGTTGATGACACTATAAAGGATTTAGCTGTAGTACTAGAAGAGATAGGTTGGAGTACTCCACTATCTGCTATTACTAAAGAACAAATCCAAGAGATTATTATTACATCTTTAAATTCTTATCGAGATCACCTCCATGAACATATTGGTGTTGAGGATAAAGTAGAAGATTTTCTTAATGTTAACGGCGTAGAAATACCAACAGAAAGAGGCAAGGTAACAGGTTCTGGTAAAAATAAAAAATACCATGAGCCTTTTGACGACGATATACCATGGTAACAAATGAATTAGATTTTAATCCTCCGGAAAATAAAGGAGATGTGAGTGATATTATTACTCCTTTTATAGATAAGGCTCTTGTTGAAGCGAACAAGAGGGAACCGGAAAGAAAATATTTAGGTGCATCATCTCTTGGTGAACCTTGCAAAAGAAAATTACAATATAGATATATGAAGACTGAAAAAGATGAGGGAAAAGATTTTGACGGAAAGACTTTAAGAATATTTCAAGTCGGTCATAATTTTGAAGAGCTTGCCGTAGCATGGCTTGTGCAAGCAGGATTTAACTTACTTACACAAGACAAACAAGGAAGACAATTTGGCTTTGATACAGCCGAAGGAGAGATACAAGGACATGTCGATGGCATCATTACAGATGGACCTGTCTCTTGGGAATATCCTTTTCTTTGGGAATGTAAATCAGCTAACGATAGGAAGTTTAAAGAGTTTCAATCAAAGGGCGTAGAGAAAACAAATGTTGTTTATTACGCTCAGGTTGTTCTGTACCAGGCTTACATGGGCCTAATGGATAACCCTGCTCTTTTTACAGTTGTCAACAAAAATACTCAGGAGATATATTTTGAAAAAATACCGTTTGATGCTAAAGTGGCTCAGCGAGTGTCAGATTCAGCAGTTAGTATTTTAAAAGCCGTTGAGAACAACGAACTGATGCCTAGAGTTGCAGCGAAGAGTGATAGTTTTTTATGTAAATGGTGCGAGTTTAAAAACAAATGTTGGGATAATATAAATGAACGAAGAGAAGAGCATACTGGATTTCAACCCAAGTGGGCGTGATAAGCCAGAGAAATTTGATGTAAAGGGATTCAAAGATAGAGCAAGAGGCTCAATAAAAAGTATATTTACACACATGTTTCCTCAAGGAAAAATGAGAGGAAACGAATTTATTATAGGCGATTTAGGTGGAGCTCCAGGTGACTCCTGTTCTTTTAATTTAGAAAAGGATGGAGTTGGTAGTGAATTTAATGGTGGTCAATCTTTCAGTGACTTTATTGATGTATGGCAAAAAGTATATGGATGTAACTTTGCTGAAGCTGTTAAAGGTATATCAGAAAAATTTTCTATTCCTGTAATTAATACAACACTTAAAACACCACCTGTTACAAAACCAAAATCTCAAACATTAGAGTACAAATACTATGATCGTAACAATGATTTAATATGTACTGTTATGCGAATAGAGTCTGGCAATGGAGAAAAGACTTTTAGACCTCGTTTAGTTACAGGGGAATATAAAATGCCTGAAGTTAGACCTTTATATAACATACCAAATATAAAAGACGCTGATACCGTTGTCTTCGTTGAGGGCGAAAAGTGTGTTGATTACTTATCTAAGAAAAATATAGCAGCAGGAAGTGCTATGGGTGGTGCTAATACTAATTTAGATAAAACAGATTGGAGTGTTCTTACGGGTAAACATTTAATTGTATGGCCAGATAATGATGATGCTGGCATAAAATACGCTCAAAAGCTCTCTAAATACCTTGTAGATGTATGTTCTTCTATCAGAATAATAGATATACCAAGAGAAAAGAAAAAAGGTTGGGATGCTGCGGACGCAATAGAAGAAGGATATGATATTGATGAGTTGCTTAGAACGGAAGGTTCTTCGCCTGTTAACCTTTTAAATAGCTCATTATCTGTTAAAAATTTAGTGCAAGGAGAAGCACCTTCTTATGAATATTTATTAGAATCAACATTACCCAAAGGTGTTGCCGGTATTTTAGCGGCATCTGGAGACACAGGTAAAGGTCTTTTGACTTTAGACTTGGGTATGAAGATAGCATATGGTAATATCGGCATCGACACTGCCTTTGATGCTACAATAGTAAATAATGGCAATGTCGTCATTTTAACCGCAGAGGATGAAAAAGATGAAATACATAGACGAATTGAAAAACTGGACACTGAAGGTCGTAGATTTAGGGAAACAGGGTGTGAATTATATACTGTCCCTTTCCCAGACCACGGTGGAGTTACTCCTATCGTTGCAATCGAAAACGGTCGACCTGTTATCACAGATGAGTGGCGGCAGATTGAGCGACAATTATTGCAAATGGATAATTTGGCTCTCGTTGTTGTTGATCCTCTTGCTAGTTTTGTTCTAGCAGATATCAACGCTGACCCTTCACACGGTGCATTCGTAACAGGATACTTTGCCAGCTTAGCCACAAAGACTAAAGCTACATTTCTCATGGTCCATCATATGACCAAGATTGATATGAAGTATCCTGTTCGTACACCAGAACATGCAAGAAATTTAATTAGAGGAACATCAGCACTTGTTGACGGTGTTCGCTTTGCTATTGGTTTATGGCCCGCTCCAGAGAGTGAGGCTAAGACAGTCTGTCATAAGATGGAGGTTCCATTTAAAAGAAATAAAGTTATCTATGGTGCTGTTGTTAAATCTAATGGTCCTGTTAATAGAGAGGTTCGTATCTTTGTTAGGGATGAAGAGTCTGGTTTACTAGAAGGAACTTCACAAGACATATCTGTTGTAGACGAGCAGGATAAAGTTATAAGACTTAGAAGCCTTGTTCAAATAATTAAGTTATCAGCTCAAAAAGGTAATCCTTTTACAGTTACAGGCGAAGATGGTTTTGTAGCTCGTGAAGGTGAAATGCCTCCTGAGTTAAAAGGTGTATCTCAAAGTACATTCAGAAGATATGTATCAGAACTTATTGACGACAGAAAAATTGTCCGTGCAAGACTTAAAGAAAACACAGGTCAAGCAAAATACCTTGATGTACCTGAAGGACCATTTGCTCATGGATATGGGGAATTAAGAGCAGGTAAAGTTACCTAGCTAGTGGGTTATCATTATTGCCGAGCTTATCAATCCTGTCTTCTGTTCTATCTAATCTCTGTTCTATGTTGTCGACCTTTGTCGATAGTTCAGCAATACTTGTATTAACCGGAGTTAGATTAACTGCTTTAATTTTCTTCTTCTCAATATTATCGAGACGCAAATTAAACTGTCCCCAGGTGTAGAAACCCCCGCCTATCGCGGTGATCACCCCTATTATCGTGATGTACTGTTGTAATTTAGGCAAGATATTTTTCATTGTTTACTCCATATATATTTCTTGACATTATTTTTTACCGATATACAGACCAAACCAAGCAGCCCCAGCACCTACAATTATAGATACAAAAGCTGATTGTGAGTTAGTCGGATCAGGTAAAGTCATAAACCAATCACAGGTTTTATAAAACATAACGCCATATAATGTTATTAATATTCGTGGAAAAACTCTCCACTTGTCAAAGCCTTCAGCGTTGTTATACCAAGACTTTTTTTCTACTTCTACTATTTTAATTTCCTCAGACAATTGAAGCCTTAACAGACTTTAAGGTTACTTTATATTCTATACCTCTATATCTACCTAATTCAGAACTTGTTACTGTAGTTGTCATTTTAGGGTATTCAAAACCTCTATATTTTTTATCAAGACCTTTTTCTCTATGAAACAGAGGATGTTTAAAGGTTTTTAAATTTGTTTTATGTATTCTTTCCATTATCTAAAAAACTCCATGTTTTGTGTTTGCATCAAATTAGCTTGTTGATCTAAGTTAGTTCCTACCAAGCTATAATATCCGGTTATATTATCATCTAAAATTACATTTGCATATATAGTTCTTGGTTCATACCAATTTGAACCATCTGGTATGTTCATATTTTGATAAGCATTGAACCCAGCTGAATAACCCATATAAGCCAATAAGTTAGCTTGCCCTTGCGTACTGTATTCTCCAGACTCGTTCTGGCTTCTTTCGTTTTCTTCCTGTTGAGATTGTATATTCTGAGCTACAATTTGGTCTGCTACTTGGTCTGCTTCCGATGCAGTCATAACAGAAGATGTAACGCTCTCTATTTGGTTTTCCATAGTTGTTACTTGGACCTCAGCCATAGCAACAGATGGTGTATTATCAACACCAGGCATTGGCATTACAGTAATAGATTGCAATACAGTATTAGTCTGCACTTGATCAGCAGCGACTTGGTTCGACACGGTAGGTGAATTAACATTCCCTACTGTCGTACCAGAAACGCTTACAGAACCACTGTTATTACTGTCATTACTTGTGCTATTTGCCGATGTGTAACTACCTCTAACAACGCTTGTAACAAGGTCAGAGACAAGGTTTCGTGTAGTTATTATATTTCTTCTCGTAGCTCCTCTTTCTTCTCGCTCTTCCTCTATTTCCTCTGGTGTTATTTCTTCTATGGCTTCGTCTAATGCCTCTTCCTCTTCCTCTATTGCTTCTTCTTCATCAAAAAATTCTTCTACAATTTCAACAAATTCTTCCTCAGATATCTCTTCTTCCATAAACACAAGAAAGTCTTCTTCCATTCTTTCTTGTACTTCTTCAAAATGTTGGATAAATTCTTCTTCTTCGATTTCGATTATTTCTAAAAATCCTTCTTCCACAGTAGGCAATGGATCAAGGAACTCAATATCATACTCGCTATCAAGATGTATAAATAATGTATCATCTTCTAATTCAAACTCTTGACCAGGTTCAATATCGTTAAAGATAAGAAAAGTATCATCATAACTACCATCATCACTCCAATCACCGTCATCCGCAAAAACAACTGAAATGGCGAAAGGTTGTTCATCTTCGTCCATATCAAATCCATAAAATGTCGTATCTTCATCATATCCATATATTATATCCTCACTTATCCCATAAAGATAGTCATCATCCTGAGAATTGTTGCTTAAATCATACACATCACACAATGCGGAAAAGCTAGAATCAATTAAACATTCAGAAGAAAGGTTGCTAAAAGACTCATCAATAGCTGTACTTACACTAAAATCATCTGTTTCAATAAAGGTTGTACTATTAGTGTCTTCATACCGCATATAAGTTAAAGCCTCATTGTTGCCTTGGATTCCAATGGTCAAATCGTGATTCTGGATACGAAGTTCATCGTAGCGGAAAGCAATTTCATTAGTCGTTTCATATAATATAGCCTGGAAAGTGCTTTTTAATCCGTTACTATATTCAGAAACATTGTCCCACATGATGACAAAATATTGATCTGTATCTGCTGTTTGTCCAAAGGTCTGTATGTAGGGAGATTGATTACCACTAGACCTTCTAATATAATCTGACCAAGCAGGAAATACAGAATAATTAAATGAAGTAGCTGGGAGCGTTTCCGATCTGTAATTTCTTACTCTAGGCACAGAAAAATTTGACTGAAAGGTAAAGAATCCGTTCATAGATATATTTACTTGAGAGAAGGTCTGATCATAAAAGGTAAAATCGAAACCGATATTTTTCATCCCAGACATCGAATCGTCGCCGAGGCTTAATCCTTGGCCAGTTCCAGTTATATCAATAACAGGATCAGAACCAATTGTGAATACAGGGTCTGTCGCCCAAGCAGATGTCGTTAAAAATAATAGTGTAATTAGCCGGAACATATCTTGTGCTTAGGATACTTCTTACAGAAGTCTCCTTTTCTATATGCTTTTATTTCATAACCAGTAAGTTCTTTTTTTACTTCGTCCCAGTCTGGTCTGTCTTCTGGATTTTGTTCCCATGCAACTTTTGCCTCTTCACCTATCTTACCTTTATACGGGCAGGGACTGCCGGCTTGCATCATCGAACGCCACACGCGAGCATCCTCACAAAGTAATGCAACGGCTGCAACCTTCATCCCCATATCATAGAGACCTTTGGAAAGTTTTAAGCGTTCGCAGTTTTCGTCCCGTACACTTCTACCGGTAGATATACCAAAGAACTGTGTTTGGACTGCCGATGAGGCCCCCGAAGTGCATAGGTCCTGGGAATAGGACATGATGGAAGGAGCCACCGCTGACGGAGGCGGACTTTTAACTCTTTGCGTCACCTTTTGTGAACTATTACTTGTGGAATTATTTGTGTTCACATTTTGTGAAGTATTGTTATTTGTGTTCACATTTTGGTTGCTCGTTGTAACATCAGAAGTTGATGAACTAACATTGTTATTGTTGTTAGTATTTGTGTTAGAACTTGTTGAATTGTTGGTATTCAAGTTGGTATTTTCTGATGTAGAGTTGTTAGTTATTAGTGAAGTGTTGTTAACATTTTGTGTCTGATTGATTGTGCTTGTTACCGTTGATGTGTTCACATTGGTATTGTTCGATGTAGAATTATTAGTCTGAGAAATTGTTGTGTTGTTGGTATTAAAATTGGTATTGGTGTTATTGCTAGTGCTTTGATTTACATTGGTATTATTATTGGTGTTGGTATTATTGCTAGTAACAGTAGAAGTCGTCGTAGTCGTATTTGTTATGTTGCTGTCCTCAGCTATAACAATAGAACTAACAACTGCTACTGATGCAAAAATAATTAAAAGGTCTCGTAAAGTTTGTCTCATTTCTCATTTCTCTTTACTCTCCTCTTGCTCTGATTTACACACGCCTTGACACTTATAGTCAACCGTTTTTTGTTCTAAAGGTACTTCTTTACAACATTTTTTTTCTTTAAGTATTATATCCATATGTAAATACCCCTTGCGGTCCTCCTTTTGGTTTTGGAGGAGCTGTTATATTGTCTGGAATCATGCCACCACCTGGTAATCCATAACTAAATACGCCTTGTGGTGTTTGTCTTTGTGCACCTCTGTAACCAGATAAATCAATTACACCACCGCCCTCAGCTTGTTTTTGTTTAGCTAGTGTTTCTAAATCACCTAACAAAGAATTGTAAAAATCTTTACCAGCATTTTCACCTTTAAATGTTTTTCTAAATATAGAACCACCATCTCGTGTTGATTGATCTCTACCATCAAAATAATCTAATCTATTTCTAAATCCTGTAACATCTCTATTACCTATGTTGTATGCAAGTCCGTCTCTACCGCCATAGTTAACTTGAATATCACCCTTTAAATCAACGCCATATTGTTTTTCAAGTTCTTGAATTAATGGAATAATTGGTTCCATTATTTGTGATGTTTGGTCTACATTTTCTTGGCTATATTTCTTACCTTCCATGCCAAAACTTAAAGGCTTAAACTCATCTAAATCAATTGTTGTGTAACCAGTTTTATTAGAAGGTTTTTTATTCATCAATAAACTAGCAACTAAGGCTGCACCAGCAAGCCATGGAGCTGCTGTTGCAAGTCCTGAGAAAGCACTAATACCAGAAGCACCAGCTCCCGCTAAAGTTCCAAGACCTGATGCAAGATTAGGGTCTTTAATAAAATCTCTTAATGATAATAAACCACCAATAGTTCCAAGAACATTACCTACACTTGTTATACCTTGACCTGGTTGTCCACCTCCAAATAACCCAGTAGCGTTGGCGTTTTCTGCACCAGTAACACCTGGAATCCAAGATCGTGGCTTGTTAAAGAAACCAGATATACCTGTAAAATCAGCAGCTTGTTTTGGAATTACCTCTGCTGTTGGTGATGTTGTTGGAGTATTTACAGCAGAAGACATATCAAATTTACTGTTAGGAAATAATTTACCAATAGTATTATTATAGAAATTTTTATAACCTAAATTTGCTAAAGGTTGAACGCTTCCATCTGTCGCTACATAAACTGGCATTGGGCTACTACCTATGACACCAGGAAATGTATTCGTTGCGTTAACAGTGTCTACAAAAGATCGACCTGCCATTTGAGCAAGACTTCCAATACCAGAACCTATGTTACCTGCTAAAGTTCCTATAGGCCCACTAAAAGGACCGCCACCAGTATAAAGGCTTCCTTGACCAGGTGTTAAAGCGTAAGTATTGTTAGAAAGAAATTTTCCTGCTTCTCCAATTCCGTGTTTAGTGGCTCCCCATGGACCAGCTGCTGCCATTGCAGTTTTAAAGGAAGGATTAAAAGCATAATCTAAATTTCTTAAACCTTGTCCAAGAAATGGTATCTGACCTAAAAATCCAGAACCTAATGTTTCTCCAGTTAAATTTGTTCCTAATAATTTTTGAGATAATGTTCCTAGACCACCATAAGCTAAACTTCCTACGGCAGCTTCTTTTAAAATATCTTCGTAAGATACAGGACCCATTTCTCCATCAGCGACATCAAAAGAACCGCTTCTAGTATTTGGGTTGTAACTGATTGGACTATAACCAGAAACAATAGTGCCACCAGTTTCACCGCCTCCTGTTCTTTGACCAACTCCTGGTCTAAATGGTTTACCTGTACCGCCTCCTACAGTGTATGTAGGTACACCTCGTGTCATTCCTGGTCTTTGTAGGTAAGGAAGATCATCAAAACCAATGCGACTAGGAGAACTATAACCATAGTTTCTAGAGGCTTTGCCAAATGTTATAGGGTTGGCGACAGCTGGCATTATCTATTCCTATCTATTAATGCTTGAGTGTTAGGGTTGTTACCTGCTAACGCTCTTCTTCTGTTAACTTCACTAAATATATCTTCAGTCTGTCTAAAGTCTTGAACATTAGGTAAAGGTGTGTAACTTTGTTTTTTAGGTGTTATGTTTTTTAATGCATCTCTAGATCGAGAATTTGGCATTATACCTAAACTTGTAATTGGGCTTAACACAGCTGACAACCCTCTTGGTTTTTCTTCAGATAATTTATTTTGTCCAGCTTGTATCTGTTGTGAAGCTATATCATCTGACTCTGTAAACATTTGCGTAACAGCATCCATTATACCATTTTGATAAAGAGTTATTTTTTCAGATGTGTTTAAAGAACCTGGAGTAAAAAATCTTGGTTCTGCTATTGCTTTAGCGACATTAGGATTCATCATAGCGTTAGCATAAATTCTTATTCCACCATATTTTGCAGCTACCATTGCTGCCATACCAAGTGGGATACTTCCAGTGGCTACTGCTACTGGCAAACCAGCAAATGCAGCAGCTATTGTAGCAGCTACTAATTGACCAAAATTACCCGTTGCATTTTGATCTAATACTCTCTTACCCATTTTAACAATATTTTTTAATCGTGAATCTGCATCTTTTCCAAATATAAGATTAAATCTTACAGGGTCTTGATATAAATCAGATATAAATTTTGCATTAAATATTTTACCAATTTGTTCAATGCTTGGAGCTTCATCAATATTTACTCCTAAAGCCTGTGTTATTTGATTTTCAATATATTTTTCTCTTAATACTTCTTTTGTTCCATCATCTAATTTGTTAAATATTTTTTCAAGCTCTGTAGTGCTAAATGCTTTTTCATCAAACATAGTATTTACAAGATTAATAATATCGTTTTCATTGTTTATATTAAAACCATCTTTACTAATGCGTTTAGCAAATTCTTGGTTTTGTAAATCTTTTAACTTAGTAACTTCATCAGCATATTCATTTATATTTTTTGTTAAATCTTTAATTTCCTGCGGCCCTAAATTATCATAAGACCTTATTGACTCACCTAATTTAGTAAATCTTTGTTCAAGTAAATCTTGCACAGCTCTTCTAGTTTCATCTGAAGCACTTACAGGCATGCTTTCAATTGCGTTTGCAATTTTAATTAAATCATCTGTTGCTTCTTTTCCTAATATTGTTTCTAAAGTAGAAGGACCTAAGTCCTCTCTACCAGTTACTCGACCATTACTTGCGTAATCACGAATTTCTTCAGCAAATTGATACATATTTTTGTTAGCAGTTATTTTATTTAACAAATTATCAACAAGAACATTTCTAAAGGCATTACCAATTAACTCTGGATTCATTTCATCTGTTGCTTGCACAGCTCTTTCTGATTTAGCTCTTTCTCCTAGTTTTCCTTCATCTACAGCTTGTTTTGCTAAAACATCGCCTTCATCTGCTAATTCTTCAGTAACTCTAGTTGCTGCTTGTTGCCCTTCATCCATACTTGTTAATGGAGGAACATCTTTTTGCAAAGTTGGAACATTCTCATCAACAGCTTTTTTATATCCAGGTAAAACTTTTTCAGCTTGGGCTTTAGCTTGATTCATTGCTCTGTCTGATCTTCGTGTTGTTTCTACTAAAGTATTAAAAACTGTATCTATTAATGCTGGATTAGCATCTTTACTCAATAATTTATTAATTAAAGCATCAGAGTTTTGTTTTTTCCTTGCTACATCTTGTGCTAATTTTCCTATTCCAAATTCTTCAAATAGTTGATAGCCAATTCTTTGCTCATCCATAAGTTTTGTAGACCTAACAGATATGTCTTGCAAAGATTTTATAGCTTGCATTTTTTGTTTATATTCTGGAGACCCTTTTTTTATTCCTTCAAAACCTTTTTTCTTTACGGATGACATAGCAGAACCTAATTGTGCGTAAGATATTTCTCCATCTTTTATTGCCGCAGTCCATACTGTTCCTAAATCAATATTCTCATCAGCAATAACTACTTTTCTTAAAGTTTGAACTAATTCATTATGTTGCATTGGAGAAAGTAAATTTATAGGCTGATTAGCCTGACCTTTAGCAACAGTTATTAAACTTTTTAAAATTCCAGGTTCTAAACTATCAAACATTTTAGAACCTTTTTGATCATTTAAAATAGTTTTTAGAGCTTTAATTGTATCATCTGTTTTTATAAATTGTGGACCTGCATCTTCTCCATATCTTAATACAAACTGTGGAATACCTTGTTTGTCTTTTATAATAGAAAGGCCGTCTGTATCTTTAATACCTTTTAAATAATTTAATCTGTTTAAATCTTGATCTGGTAAATTAGGTGTTTTTTCTAATACTTTTATTTCATCATCAATTGCTTTTATTGTGCCAGAAGGCAAGCTATCAACAACATCTACTACCTCTTCAACAACTTCATCAAATTCGCCGTCTAAATATTTTTGACTAGGTACAGGATTATCTATAGAGTTAATTAATCCTTTTTCAAGATTTTTTTCTAAAAACAAATCGTATAATTCATCAGCTTCTTTATCCATTCCTTTATCAAATAAATCATCAATTTCTTTTCTTTGAGCTGGTGTTACACCATCATTTAATTCTATAGGAACTGTTTTTGTCTGTGTTTTTTTAACAGTTCCTGGAGCTACATCAGCAATTTCAAATATATCTTGAATATCTTTAAAACCTTGTTTTGCTATTCTCTGTCCAACATCAATTGCTTCTGTTGCTGTTTTAACTGAAGCATCCTGTATTTGATTATAAACATCTGCTATTTCATCAATATTTTTTGGACCACCAACATTTGTTTCATCTGATAATTTTAATAAAGTATTTAAAGCACCTCTTAAATTAGTATGAACCCCTTTAGTATATCTATCAGTTAATTCTACAAAATCATCAGTAGTAGTCGTAAATGCATCTTTAATTGCTCTATTTATATATTCATCTATATCATCCTGTTTTAATATTTTTTTACCTGCATCAGTCATCTGTAATGCATTTTTCATTTCTTCTCTAAACACATCAACATTTTTTGATAGCTTTCCTTGTCTTTTACCAGCTATTGTTTCTGCCATAAGTTGTAGTCTGTGTTTTAAGTTAATATCTAAATTTTGTTTTGCATAAAAATCTGGCATTATGCCTTTTTCAATATCAGCCAACATACTGTTTTGTTCTGGTGTAAGTTTTCCTGTCTCTTCATATTCTTTCCAAATTTTAGAATAAGCATCTGAATTAGGATCGTTTGCTCCTTTACCATAAAAAGCATCTAAATGTTTTTGAGAATTGCCTTTAAAAGCTCTTCCTAGTCCTCTAAGTAATCCTCCAAAAACTAAATCACCAACACCTGCATATGTTGCTTCTATTTTTCCTCTTTTATCAATACTACTAATTGCTTCATCAGATATTCCTCTTGCCCATTGTTGGGCTTCATCAATAAGCACTCCTATGTATGCTCCACCGGCACTTGCGACTGAAGGTAAAAGAAGTGATGCAGCAAATGCACCTCCGTAAGGTGATGTTACTAAAGCTCTACCTAAAGCAGTTTTTGGTATTTTTTTAGCAGCAGCAGTAAAGGCAGCTATTGAACCTACTGTAGGACCAAGCACTTCACCGGCAAGATCAATAATGTCTTCACCTTCAAATTTAGTAGAATCTATTGCGACTAAATTGTTAGTAGGCTCCATACCTAATTTTTCCTGGCCTTTTGGTGTTAATAAAAAATCTCCTAATTTATCAACAACATAACCTTCTTTGCCAACATTCTTATCTAAAAAGTTTACTCTTTCTTTAAAATTATTTGTGTTTCCAAAACGAAATCTAAAACTATTACTCGTTACACCTGATTTATAATCAGCACCTCTAAATCTTCCAGTGCTTGTAAAAACACTTTTCTTTGGAGCTTCTTGTGAAATATCTTTTTTAGGTTGTTGAACAGTGTTTGATTCTACCGTTGTAAAATCTCCACCAATTGCATTTCGTAAAGCACTTTCTTCTGCTGGAGACATCTCTTCTGCTTCTTGAATTGCTTCAATAACTTTACCATCAAATGTTTTATAATATTTTTTTACAGCCACAATTCACCTTATTGCCTTAAATCTATCGTACTTGATACTGCTGTCCTTCCACCTGGTGATGATACTTCATCAAAACTTACAATACTACTTCTAGGAATAGTTAGTTTGCCTCCAGACTTAGCAATTCTCTCCGCAACTTTTCTTTCAACTCTTTCAATCTCATCTAAATAACCACCGCCAGGAGATGTTTCTGCCATAGAGTAAAGTGATTGTAATGCAGTATTTGCATTGTAAGATGGTTTTTCAAATATTTTTACAAGTTCTTCTAACGATGCTTTTGCTGAAGCAACATCTGTAAATGTTCCTAAAATATTAACAATGTCGTCAGCTCTTTTTCTATCAGCATCAGAAATAGTTCTGTTTGATTCACCTAATAATATTGTAATGTTTTGAGCTGTAAATCTTTTAGCCCATCTAGCAAGAATTTCCGGTGTAGGTATTAATTGTCTACCTGTAACTGGATCAAAGGCACTTCTATCTATACCTGCGAGAGCTGATATACCTCTTGATAAATCATTTACTCTTTGAGATAAACCAACAGTATCAGCACTAATTAACTCTTTTACCATATTAATTTCATCAAGAGTGTCTTTTGAGTATTCTTCTGCTTTATATATGTCTCTTATAATTGGAGCGATATCAACATCAGGTGCATACTTTACATTGCCTTTGCTGTCTTCTTTTAAACGAACTTGAAACTGTAAATTATCCTGACTACCTCTACTATAAAGACCAGGAAGTTTTACTTTTAAAATAGATTTTTGTGTCATAGGGTCTGCGTCTGGTCCTTCACCAAGGTCCTGAATATTTTTAGCAATTTTTGTTTGTAGTAATTGATTTTGTAATCTTTCTGTTTCAGAAATACCTCCACCGCCAATTGGTATTCTACCAGCTAATATTGCTTTTTGTGTAAATGATTCTTCTGCCATTTCAGGTGGTGCAAACTCATAACCTAATTTAGATATTTCTTCCATTGATACTGGTTCAGGAGTTAACTTATAATTACTTTGGCCAGGAACTCTGTAAGCTAAAAATTGTTTTCCTTGAGCAGATTCTTCTTGTGCTTGTGATCTTGCTAAGTCAGACATTCCCATTCTTTTTTGTACAGTGCCTACAACACTACCATCAAAAGGAACAGAACTATAAGCTGCCATTGCCTCAGCATCACCAACATTTTGTTCTTCTCTTATTTTTTTTAATTCTTTTGAAAAGTCACTATTAACAACACCTTCTGGAGCTTGTTGAAATTGTTTAATATCCATATCAACAATTGCGTCTAATGCTTCACCAGTTCTTCCTGTTTGTTCTTTAAAAACTTCATATAATAATACATTGCCTTCAGGAGAACTATCTACAGGAACTTTTTCTCCTGTTCTTGGTTGAATAAAAAACACTTCACCAGTATCGTTATCTGTTTCTGTATTAGTTTTAATCCAATCTCTAAATTCTTCTATATCTTCATATTCTTTTTTTTCTTCGTTTCTTTTTGTTTCTTTTTTAGGTTTTTTATTATTCTTAGAAACTTTTTTTAAATCGTTAGTTAAAGAGTTTAAATCTTTTTGAATATTACTTGCATTAGATTGAGCTATAATTGGATCAGACATTAATGTATCTTCTACAATGTTACCTGTTGCAATTCCAACAGGTCCTCCTATAGCATATCCTTTTGGTTTTACTACTGGTGGATTAAACATAATTAACCTCCATAAGCTCTTTGATTAAATCCTATGCCACCAACACCTGGTAAAGAAGGTAAGTTTGGTAATATCTGATATGGATTTACATAAGGAGCATAGCCAGACAATGTTGTTTGCATCGGACTTGCTACTGCACCTTGTTGTTGACTCATCATCATTTGATTACTTGGTATACCTTGAGCTAAACCAAGTTGATAACTTGTTCTATTATATGGGTCCATGTAAATGTTATAAGCATTTTGTCTTGCAGTATCATAAACAGATTGTTCATAACCTCTTGCAGTTCTACCAGCATTAGCAAGGGCTGCAACATCTGCACCTTGTAATCCTTGTAGAGTACCTCCAGCACCTATAAATCCAGAACCTAAACTTTGCATAGCTGGAGCAAATCCTGCTAAACCAGTTCCTAGTTGAGCAAAATTTTGACCACCAGAAGCTATACCTGTTGATAGTTGAGAAAGTAGACCGGCAAGTCCAGAACGAGTATTACCAAAACCTTGTCCTAAACCAGCCATTGTTGGAGCTGCTCCTCTTAAGGCTTGTTGTTCAATGTTAAATTGATTTTGAGCTTGAGAATAAGCAGATGTTAAACCTTGATTAATAACATTTTGTCTAGCTTCCTGTTTTTGTTTTTCCATTTCTAACTCGATCATACCTAATCGTGTAGAACCTCTAAGACCAGAACCTGCTGCGTTTAAATTTAACTCTGTTATTTTGTTATCATAAAATTCATCAACATCTTCAAGTTGATTTTCTATAACAGAATTAACATATGGGTTCATGTAAAAGTTAGCAGCTCTGTCATCAAAAGAACCAAGACCAGCGTTAAGCATGTTAATCGCTTCGTAATATCCTCTTTCAGTTGGTTGTAACCCACTTCTTGCTAAATTAGCTGCATCTCTTAATCCCATTATACCTTCGGAATAAAGAGGATAAGCATCTCTCATTACAGATGCACCTTCTCCTATAAATGGAAATGCACCCTCATAAGCCTCCATACCTCTTTGGAAATAAGGAGCATACGCCCCTACACCTTGAGCAGTTAAGTCAAGTGCTGCTTGTTCTAAAGGATTAAACGGAGCTATTTGTGTAGTTATAGCTTCTAGGGGTGGTGGTTTAGAAGAAAACGCATACCCTTGATTAAATAAAAATTCTGTTAAAGCTCTTATATAAGGATCAGCAAGATTGTAACTGACATCGCCACCGTATGTAGCATCTGTTACACTGGGTAGTTGACCAGAAAAAGTATATTGACCTTGATTGACTGGTGTAGTCATTACCTTCCCTCCAAGTTATTCATTAAATCATACATCTTTCTAATGCCTTCTTTTCTATCTCCGTCACCAGCTCCCTTAACGGCTTTAGCTGTCATAACAAATTCGCCATCTGATAATCTTGCCGGTATAGAATCACTTGTTCCTGTTCCAGGACCGCTTGCCTCTCCACCACTAGCTGCATTAATTGGTGTTTGAGGTTGGGCGTAAGTAGGATAAAGTTCGTTATAGTCTAATACTTCAAACTGACCCCCTAATTGATTTTGTACATCTTGTCTTGCTCTTGCTGATTCAAAACCTGTGTTTCTGCTAAACACATCTGTTGGAAGATTTGATGGTTTATTCAATGCTTCAAACATCATAAGGAATCTAATATCATCAGCATTTAAAGATTTCTTTCTTCTTTGTTTATCTAATATTTTAGAATACTTTTCTATTATTTCTTCGTCATCCATCTGCATGCCAAAACTTTTCATAATAGATTCTCTTGCAGGATTATTAAATATATCTCCTGACATTGTAGACATACCTTCTCCTCCAAGCATTCCACTGCCGCCTCTCATTGGTATGTTTGCATAACCTTCATCACCAAAGATAGAGCCACCAACATATTGTCTCATTTGTTGTTTAGCTAAACCTTCAGCTCCTGGTACGCCAATAGCGTCTCCTATTTCTCCTT